GTAATAATATTATAGAGTATATGTATAAAAGGTTATTAGGGAAAATAATAAAGGTGATACTCGAAGCACCACCCTTATTTCTATTCAAATGTTTTCCCTTTTCCCGTAAGTAGCCATTTTGCATTTACTCCATATTCCATAAGTGGAATGAGCCAAAAGGCTTGAAATAAATTTCTTTCTTTGCTTTTGCGCAAAAGCTCCAGATTTCTTCTATCTATGCCATTCGTATCACAAAAGGATCTAATGCTTTTTATCTTATTCATTGCTAATAGTGCATCCAGAACCTCAAAGAATCTTTCTACTATAGGTCTATTATATTCTGCACTACTCATTATACCAATATTTGATATTTCAAAAAATCAACGTCTTTTTTTAGTTTCTCCAGGTAATCCGTTGGTGTATTATTTATGGTCGCTTTGTCGATAGCTTTATTTAAGCAAGTTTGCACCTCAAATATACGATCTGCATTTACAGGAGATCCATTCACATAATCGGAAAACTGATTCTTATACAGTTCTATTACAAGGTCGCTATATTTTTCCATACTTCAATATTTTTTTTGTTTATATCCGAAAGCTATTTTGCAACGGCACATATTGCATTGCCTCCCTCCTGGGCATCCATTTTTTCCCTTTGCTCTAATTGAGCCTCCAATTTGCCAATTTCTCTATTTAATCTTTCTATCTCTTTATCCTTCTCCTCAATCATTGAATAAGGAGCGATAAGTTTCTCATTCATCATTTGTATTATTTGCCTGGAAAAAGCATCTGCTCCAGCAAATAATAAATCTTTGGCATCCGTCCTTACCTCTTCTACTTTTTTAGGCTGCTTTTGCTCCTTACTTATAGAGGTAATATTACCCATATCATAACTGCAAATATTACCAAAACGCTCCTCCAGGATATTTCTCTTATCCTGTGGAAGATCTTTAATACCCTTCTCTACATGAGAAATAAAAGCCTGACCGCATGAAAGTATGTCTGCCATATCTTTCTGCGTTAAATTTTTATCTTTTCTAAATCTCTTTAAATCAAACATTTAAAAGCGTTTTTGATGGTTTTGCAAAAATATTACCTAAAATATTACCTATTTTACTTGGTAATATTGGTAATACTACCTATATTTGCATCGTAACAAAAGTAATAACACCACAAATATAGGAAATATTACCTGTATGCGTGCTAATTTTTAATGTGAAATGAGCAAAATAACCCAAACGGACTATCCTACTTTTATTCAGATGTACAAGGAGTTACCTGATCGAAGTGCTATTAAGGCTCCTAAAACTGAATTTGTAGAAAAAGTAGCTGTTTTAACGAAAAAATCGGTTAAAACAGTTAGATGTTGGATTGCTGGCACTCAAAAGCCAGATGCTTTAGCCCAGTCAATCCTGGAAAAAGAGTTCAATGTTCCAGCTTCTTCTTTATTCCCACCCAAAGAGTAAGCCTATGAAACCTATCGAATTTTACACCACACCTGAGGGAGAGGTAACAATGCGCCCAGTAGGTGAAGCAGAAAGACAACTGGTAGAAACTGATATAGATTTTATCCAGGCTTTTCTATCGGTATTGAGAGAGTTCTATCCTGAATCCTATAACGCTCTGATGGAAGAATATTCCAAAAGCTCTAATAATAAACGCTATCGGGATTTTTTGGCTGTAAGGCGGTTTATCAAATGCAATTTAGGACTGTACGACAATATGATAGATGTAGATGAGAACTGGAATTTTCATTTTGAGTTTGTTGGTTGTCCTCTTCGTGGAGAATGTAAATACGATAAGATCATTTGTGAGCCTAAATTTAACTCTAAGCTATCAGATAGGCAACTGGAAGTAATGAAGCTGCTGTATCAGGGAAAGAGTGATTCAGAGATAGCTGAAAAGCTATTTATATCTCTCAATACTGTAAACAACCATCGAAAGAATAGTTTCCGAAAGGTTGGGGTACACTCAATGCCTGATTTTATGCGCTACGCTGCTACGAACAATATTTTCAAATAACCATAATGCAACACTGGTATGAGTAAAGTAATCTTTTCGTGGGAAACCACATTTAACACTGCTGAAAACCTTATGATACACACGTTCTCGGATCGTGTAAAGGTTGTGTCAAACATTAAAACAGGTCTGGTAAGAGTTCTGAAAGACGGTGAAGTAATTAACTCGGTGAATAATCCAGCTATAACTGAGTACGAAAAGTTTCTGAAACAGATAGCTGAGGATGCTAACAAGTTAAGCGAGTTTTCTGCTGAATAATGATAACGCTGGAGTTATATGAGCTTAAAAATCTCTGTAAGGATATGGCTGAACTTGGAGCTGCTAACTATGCTAAAATGCTCTTTCCAGCCAAAGATCTTATCTCACAAAGAGAGGCTTATAGATCCTTTGGTGAAGCTCGTGTAAAACGATGGGTACGCCAAAAACTTGTAAGTAAGTTTAGAGATGGAGCTACACAACGCTCTAAGATCCTTTACTCCAGGGCTGAATTATTGACAGTTGATAAATCGGAAAAATTAGACATTTATATCAATAAGTTATGAAAGAGGTATTCTTAAAAAAAATGATCCTAAAGAATTTCAAGAAAGTTCGGGATCTCACTGTAAACTTCACCGATAAAGAAACTTTTATTTGTGGTGAAAATGGAACCTGTAAAACGACAATGGTAGATGCTTTCTACTGGTTGTTGTTTGGTAAAGATAGTACCAATAGGGCAGATACTAACTTTAATATTAAAACACTTGGTAAAGATGGAAAGCCCATTTTGCACCTGATTCATAGTGTAACTGGCGTTTTGTCCGTAAATGGTAGAGATGTAGAACTACAGCGTAATTATGTAGAGAAATGGGGTAGCGGTGTTAATGCTGATACACTACAGAATCATGCTACAGAGTTCTATTTGAATGGCGTAAAGTTGAAAACGAAAAAGGAATATGATGCTGAGGTAGCTGCTATTGTGCCTGAGGACGTATTTAGGATGCTAACAAATCCATTCTTTTTCCCTTCCATGAAAGCAACGGATCAGAAAGCTATATTAATGGATATGGCTGGTAATGTTTCTGATGAGGAAGTAGCTGCACTGAAACCTGAATTTCTGGAATTGCTTAGCAATATTACGGGTAGATCCCTGGAGCAATATGGGAAAGAAATCGCTGCTAAGAAGTCTGCTATAAAGGATGAGCTGAAAGGTATTCCTTTACGCATTGATTCGGTACGTGATGCCATGCCTGAGGCTGAGGACTGGGTAGCCCTGGATGCTGAAATATCAGACAAAAAGAAGAAGCTGGAAGGTATAGACAGCCAGATAAACGATAAATCAAAACAGGTAGAGGCTGTACTTAATGAAAAGATTAAAATACAGCAGAATATCAGTGCAAAAAAACTGAAAAAATCGGAGAGAGAAAACGAGATCAAACAAAGCATTAACTCTTCTCGTAATGACGCTCAAACTAAAATTTCCAATCTTTCCTATCAGGTTGATTCTAAATCTGGTGAGATTGAGCGTAAAAACAATGAGGCTAATAATATCCAGTCTGAAATAGAACAGTTGGATAAAGAAATGACTGTTTTAAGAGGTCAATATCAGACTGTTAATGAAGAAGAACTACAATATCCCGATGGTGCTTTCGTTTGTCCGACTTGCAAACGACCTTTAGAGGTAGAAGATATTCAGGCAAAACAGGAAGAGTTACAGGCTCAGTTTAACCTGGGAAAAGCCAATAGGCTAAAGGAAATCCAGACCAAAGGAAAACAGAAGGCTGCAAAAAAGGAAGATCTTGTAAAAAAGCATTCTGTTATCATTTCTGACGTGGCTAACTTGGAAAATGAGAAAGCCCTTTTAGAGCAACAGGTGAATGAATTAAAAGCAAACTTACCTGAGCAGCAGAATACTCAAAATGCTATCTCCTCTGATAAAACCTGGATCTCTCTATGTAATGAAATCGAAGATTTAGAAAATCAGCTAAAAGTTGAAGCTAAGCCAATCGACACTACGGAATTGAAAGAAGCAAAGGGCATTCTCTCTGATGCTATAGATGAGCTTAACAAACGACTTGGCAAGCGTTCCACTATTGAAAGATCTGAAAAGGTTATAACTGATCTGGAAAAGAAACGGGATCAGAACAATCAAGCTCTATCAGATCTGGAGCGTATAGAGTTTATAGCTCAGGACTTCCAAAAGGCTAAAGATAACAAACTGATGGAGAAAATTAATGGTATGTTCTCCCTGGTTTCCTTCTCTTTTATAAGTGAAAAGCTGAATGGCAATGAAAATATAACTTGTGTGTGTACGGTTGATGGTGTACCATTTCCAGACCTTAACAGTGCTATGAAAATGAATGCTGGTTTGGATATTATAAACGCTATTTGCCGATCCAAAGGTATCTCAGCTCCTATTTTCATAGATAATCGTGAGAGTGTAAACGAGATTATCCCTACTGTTTCACAGGTTATCAATCTCGTAGTAAGTAAGCATGATTCTTTAATGATCCGTGTATTCGGTGATGGAATGATGGAACAATATAGAAAACTTTAATCCCTTATCAGTTATGACACAGCAAGCAACAGGAACAGCCGTAGTATCGGCTGCTGGGCAAATGCCAGTAACAACGAAAAAAATTGATGTACTGAAAAATATTCTCAGTGCGCCATCTGTATCAGAACAGTTTAAAAATGCTTTGGCAAAAAACTCCAGCACTTTTATCGCTTCTATTATCGACTTGTACAACTCCGATTCAAATCTACAGCTATGTGAGCCTAAAGCTGTAGTAATGGAGGCTTTGAAAGCAGCAGTTTTAAAGTTACCGATTAATAAGGCTTTAGGATATGCTTATATCATTCCCTACAATAATTCTAAGAGGGATCCTAATACTGGTGGATATGTGAAGGTGATGGAACTTACTTTTCAACTCGGATATAAAGGATATATTCAACTTGCTGAAAGATCCAACCAGTACCGTACCATTAATGCGGACGTGGTTTATGAAGGAGAGCTGAGAAAAGTTAATAAGCTGACTGGAGAGATAGCTTTTGATGGTGATAAGACTTCTGATAAGGTGATGGGCTATTTCTGCTATTTTGAGCTGCTAAACGGCTTTTCTAAGACTTTATACATGACAGTGGAACAAATGGCTACCCATGCTAAACGGTATTCCAAAGGGCTTAAAAAAGAATCTACCATAGAAAGCCTGATGAGTTTAGCAAACCTACCTTTTTCTGATAATAAAACTGTAGGCTGGTTAGGTAACTTTCATGGTATGGCGATTAAAACCGTTATAAGAATTTTGCTAAGTAAATACGGATATTTATCGGTAGAAATGCAACAGGCATTTGAGCATGATTCAGAAGGTGCGGAAGAAGCCACTGAAACTACAGCAGTTGAGGTAAAGCAGTTCGATGTTTCCGATGTGAACTATGAAGAGGTTGCCCACTCTGATAACAGTACTGCAAATGCCGGCAATAAAGCAGCCGATCCAGGATTTTAATATGGGTTGTATGGAATTAAAAGTATTAGGTAGCTCATCAAGCGGTAACTGCTACATTCTGGATAATGGTAGTGAAGCTCTGATTATTGAGGCTGGGATCCGATTTATGGAAGTAAAGAAGGCTCTGGATTTCAATATTAGTAAAGTGGTGGGCTGCTTAATCACCCACTGGCATAACGATCATGCAAAATATATCAAATCAATGGTAGATTGCGGTTTTCATGTTTTGGCTCTTCCTGAGGTACTGGAAAATAAATGTGTTAGCGGATCCAGGGTTAAGGCTATCCAGGTCGGTAAGGGCTACGTTCTTGGAGGTTTCAAAGTGATCCCTTTTCCAGCTTACCATGATGTACCATGTGTGGGATTTCTAATAAATCATTCTGCTTGTGGAAACATGATGTTTCTTACTGATAGCTGCCAGTGCGGTTATAGTTTCCCAGATCTCAATCATGTATTAGTGGAATGTAACTATTCTGATTCAAAGCTAATAGAAAGTATTAACGCTGGTCGTGTACTTCCTTCTCAGAGAAACAGATTGCTGGATTCCCACATGGAACTGGAGAGCTGTAAACAGACACTAAGGGATAATGATCTCTCTAATGTAATGAATATTGTGCTTTTGCATCTATCCTCAAATAATAGTGATGAGCCGTTTTTTGTGTCTGAGGTGGAAAAGCTAACAGGAAAGGTAGTATATGCTGCTAAACCAGGTTTAAATATACACTTAAACAGAATTTAGTATGATACAAGGATTTTCAGAACAAACTAAACCTCTTACTCCCTACGAAAACGAAGTAATACTCCCTTTGATTTTACAAGGGTTTCACTCTAAAGTAGGTAAGGAGAAAGCTATTACAAATCAGCAAATTTGCTCTACTCTGAAACAGCAGGGATATAAAGTAGATAACGCCAGGTTACGAAAGATCATTAACCATATTCGGGTAAATGGTATGGTTATAGGTCTGATCGCCACCAGTGAAGGGTATTATATAGCTGAAACTCGTAAGGAGCTGGAAGTTTATCTGAAAAGCCTGGAAGGTAGAGAGGGAGCTATACACGCTGTTAGGAAGAGTTTGGAAAAACAACTGCAACTATATGAACAATAAGATCCAGATACAAAAGACAAATGGACTTTTCAACCTTAGACCATTGTACGACCTGTTTTCTCAATCTGTAGATGGTATTTACCAGGTGGTAGTGAAAAAGGTTAGAAAGCCTCGATCTTTAGATCAAAACGGATGGCTCTGGGGGTGCATTTATCCGATATTGTTAGATGCTCTTTTAAACGAAGGATGGGAGTTTACCAGTGTAGAACAGGTACATGAGTTTTTTAAGGCTCAAATGACTGCGGATAAAGTGGTAAACAAACATACTGGGGAGATCATAACATTTCCAGGATCCACTGCCACTATGGACACTCTTACTTTCTCAACTTATTGCGAAAAGCTCAGAGAATATGCTTCTGAATATCTGAATGTAGAAATACCCGATCCTGATCCAAACTGGAGGATAGCCGATGAAAAAGATACCTAACTACATGGTAAATGAGCTGATTCGGCTTATACCAGTGCTAATAGAAAATATTCCACCTGGTAAAAGTACCAGAGTTGGAAATGCTATACGATTAATTAACAAGATTGTCAAACGATTAAAAACTTTGAAAGATGAAGATTGAAATTGAAAAATCAATGGTGGAAGCTGCCTATAGAGTAGCTTGTGGTAACACGAAGGAAGTTCTAACAACTTTATTCGGTAAAGAGAACTGTAAACCATCTAAGGCTACTCCTACCCTGGATGATTACAAAACGATTCAGGAGTATGCAGATGCTTGTGTAGCTTTAGGATGTGCGCCTATTGATGAAGGAGCTTTACGTTCTGTTGGAGTACGGAAGGGCATTATAGCCTTAATTAAGCTGGAAACTATAAGTCGTGCGCTTTGGGGTAGAAACTACCAGCCTAAACCAGACGCTAAAGGTGAGAGCCGTTTCTATTTTCCCTGGTTTGCTTTATGGACTGAGAGCGAAATTAACTCTACCAATGATCTTGTGTATATCCCTGTTATAGATGCTCTGGGAAGGCTTGCGGGCTTGGGTTCTGCGTATACGAATAACGCCCCCTCGACTGCGGATGCGTATGTCGGCTCTCGGCTTTGGCAAGAATCAAGCGAAAAAGCGAAGTATTTCGGTCAGCAATTCATAGGATTGTGGTTTGATTATCTGATGTGTAACGTAAAAAAAGCCTAAGCCATGAAAGATATAATGTTAGCAGATACTCCTGTAGAACAGAGAGCAGAGATTTTGAAAAACAGTTGCGATCAGATTTTAGAAAAGAGTTACCTGGCAAAATTCGATCAAGAAGAAACAAATGATCTTCGGGCTGAGCTGGCTACCGTCCACATTCAGATGGGAGAACTGGAAGAGGAGCTGGCTGGGATCAAATCTGATTTCAAAGGCAAAATCAAACCGCTACAGGAGCGAATTGGAAAGATCCTAAGTGATCTGAAAGTGGGTGGTGAGTACGTTAAGGGTGAATGTTACAAATTCATTGATCCAGACGAAGGAATGGTAGGTTTTTACACTCCAGATGGTTATCTGTTGGAGGAAAGACCGATGAAAGCCGAAGAAAGACAAAGAACTATTCAGATGGCGGTACGCCTAACTGGTACAGATAACTAATTTATTAATCATTCAAATTTACATTAAAATGGAAAATCAAGAAAAAGGTTTAACTATCAACATTGAAAATTACACAGGTGAAAAACCTATCGAAGTTGTTTACAGAAAAGGAGAGGCTGCACAAGCTCAGCAACCGCTTGCAACAAAAGCACCTGAGAGTATTAGTAAATCTGGCGTTATCTCTACTCCGTTTGATTGGCTGGAGAAGCGTATAGACACTATCAACCAGAAAAAAGCTAACATAGAGGTGAATCGTGAAAAAATGAATATCAAACTCACGATCAATGAAGATGATTACTACACGAAAGACACTATTATAGGTAGTGTACAGTTGGCTGAGGTGTTTGCGAGATTCGGTATTAACAATGACGAAAAAGCCTGGATTCCTTCAAAATTAGGTCAGTTCTTACGTCTGAATCGTGGTGTCTTTGAAGATAAGGAGAAATGTATGGTGTTGGTTTCCAACCTCAAAAACTTCTCAGCTAAAGCTAATGCGGAAATCCAGAAACAAAAAGATCCGTCTGGCTCTATGGCTGAGGTGTATAGATGCCAGGTTGAAAGCAATTTGCCGAAAAGTTTCTCTGTTTGTTTGCCTATCTTCAAAGGCACTGCAAAGCAGCGTATTGAAATTGAGTTCGACCATTACTTGAGTGATGGAGATGTTTATCTCCAGTTAGTTTCTCCAGGTGCAAATGAATTGGTAGAATCCTATCGTGATAGCTGTATTGATACAGTTTTAGATAAGATCAAAGCTATCGCTCCTGATATTGCAATTCTGGAAGTATAACCATTAACGAAGGATTAGGCTGGACTACTCCAGCCTACCTTCAAAAATTCTCTGTATGGCAAAAAAACAAGAAATACCGATGCCCTTTTTCACTGGTGACTGGATTAGATGCCCAGAGCTAAGGGTATTGCCTCCAGACGTGAGAGGCTTATGGATGGATATGTTATGCTATATGTGGGAAAGCGTAGAGCGTGGTGTAATGGTTATGCCAAACGGACAACCTTGTACTAAGGAAGATGTAGTACGGATAATCGGAACAGATAGCTCTGGATCTACTGACTGGTTAAATGTACTGATTGAAAACAAAGTATGTGAGGTTAGAGAGGATGGAGCCATTTACAGTAGGCGTATGGTTAAAGACAACCTAATTAGTGAAAAACGTCGGCTGGCTGGTAAAAAAGGTGGAGAATCGACCAAAGCAAAGGTTTTTATTCCTAAAGCAGAAGCTGCATTACCTACACCACAACAGCAGCCTGATGAGGTAACAGATCCACCACAATTAACACCTGAGCAACAGGAAAAAGTGGAGAAGGCTAAGAAGTATAAATATGCTGAGTATGTAACTCTTACCAGGGATGAATACACAAAGCTCTGTGTTGAATATACAGAGGAAAGTGCTAAGGAAATGATTGATATGCTGAACAATTACAAAGGTGCAAAAGGCAAGAAATATAAATCAGATTACTTTACTATTCGTGGTTGGGTGAAGGATAAGTATTATGAAAATTTACAGAAAAATGGATATAGACTTAAAATGCAGAATCCAGAACCTTCTGGATCGACAGAAGGAACAGGATTTAGGGACACGCTTTAAAATATCCAACTATTCCAAAAATGATATAGCTGAGATGTTATTTATGTGCTATAAGCATGAAGTAGAAAAAAGGCGTATTCCTTTTCAGGATGATAAAGATACCAGGGACAAGATCGAAAAGGCTGCAAAATGGCTTACTGGTAATTATAAAGTAGGTTTGTTGTTATACGGATCAGTCGGATCTGGTAAATCAACTATGGGTAGGGCTATTGCTAAACTAATCGGGATCCTGTTCAACAGCTCAATAGGTAACGAAAGAAAAGGTGTTTACCGTATTTCCGCTTTAGATCTGGCAAAGAATGTAACTGATGATCCTACTTACTTTCACAAATTGAAGAATCAGGAACTACTTTTTGTGGATGATATTGGAACAGAGCCAGCAAGCGTAAAGAGCTGGGGTAACGAGTTCTCACCTGTTACTGAACTGATATATGCCAGGTATGATAGACAGCTTTTCACTATCGCCACTTCAAATTTGAAAGATACCGATTTTGGGGAGCGTTACGGTTCTCGTATTAGTGATAGGCTGGAAGAGATGTTTGAACGTGTATTTTACCAAAATAAAAGCTATAGAAAATAATGAGTGAAATTAAATGGAATGATCTTAAGGATAAGGCACATGAAAACGCTGTAAAGCATGGATTCTGGGACAATAAGCCCAGTGATGAACATTTCCTTTGCCTGGTTATCTCCGAACTGATGGAAGCTGTAGAAGCGGATAGAAAAGGGAAGAGAGCATACAGCAAGGAAGTATATAACAGGCATATCCAGGAAAATCACGAAAAATACGGTGATGATTGTGCTGGTAATGATCTGTGTACTTTTGAAGCTCTGATAAAAGATACTGTAGAAGATGAGTTAGCCGATGCTGCTATTCGTCTGCTGGATCTTGCTGGATCTAATAATCTGAACTTAAATAGATTCTGTTTACAGCACGTGGTTACTGCTAAGAAGCGTTTTACAGAGAATATCTATGCTATCGTGAAAGATCTTACGAATTACAAGTATTCCCAGGAAGAACAGATAAACTATGCTCTACACCAGGTTAAAAGGTTATCCGAGATATTGAAAATAGATCTCCTTTGGCATATTGAACAAAAGATGCTCTACAACGAAAGCAGAGAGAAAATGCACGGTAAGAATTATTAATTCACTTAGTAAAAATTTCGATGATGGAAAAGAAAAAAGTAATCCTGACTTTATGTAAGTCTTTCCCTGTAACTCATAGCAAAGCTGGTGAGGCTACAGGTTTTGAAAAGAAGCTGAAAGAAGGTGCGAAGATCCATACTATCAGATACAATGCAAAAAATGTGTGGGATGAACGGTACGAAGGTATAACCTCTGGTAAAAAGTATCTCTCAGTGAGGGAATGGACTGGCAGACCTTATAACTCAGAACAAAGGGAGTTATCCAGGTTTGATAAGATCGGACTGCAACACGTTACCATGACTTATAGCTCCGATGATGCCTATCCTCAGATATGGATAGATAACAAGCTGGTTCCCATTCAGGAAGTTGCTAAGAATGATGGTCTGAGTGTAGAGGACTTTGTAGAGTGGTTCTTTGGTAATAACAAAGAAAATGTGTTTGAGGGTGTAGTTATTCATTTTACGGACTTTAGATATTAAGCCTATGAAAACAGATTTAGGAACACCTCAATATTTGGAATACCTCACTTATTTGGATTGTAAAAAGCGGACAAAAAAACAAGTGGAATTTCGTGATAAAGACAAAAACGATGAGGTTTTAATGCGTACTATCCTTGCTAATAGTAGTGTAGTTGAGCATGAAAACGAACGTTCATATAGTCGTGTTTATGATGCCGTAGATCTGATTTGCAAACAGCTTTGTCCTGGGCAATGGTGTACCCGTAGCCACTGCGAACATTATAGTTCAAGTAGTGCCTGGAATTGCGCAAAAACACGTCCTGCTGTATGTAGAGTGTATAAGAAATATATTGAGAAACAGAAAATTAACAGAGAAAAGATTCTAAAAAAGTAAGTTATGGAAACTAATGCAACAAAAAGAACTGATATTTTCCAGATAGATCCACGTAACATAGTGGTAATGGAAAATTTTAATGCTCGTAGAGATTTTGACCTGGAAGAGCTGAAAGAACAGATTAAGGCTAAAGGAGTGTTGAATCCAATTACCGTTATTCCCTTTAAAGATGGTAGTGGCGTTGAGTGCTATAAGTTGGTAGATGGTGAAAGACGTTATAGAGCTACCATGCTTGCAATAGAGGAAGGTGCTAACATTCCATACGTTAAAGCAATGAAGCTACCGAAAGATACCAGCCCAGAAGATCTACTCATAGAGCAGATGATGAGGAACGAAGGCAAACGCTTCTCCGAGTATGAATGTGGGATCATGTTTAAGCGATTTAAAGAAGAGTTCGGATATAACCAGGGTGAAATAGCTGAAAAGTTTAAAAAATCACCAGCCTTTATCAGTAAGTGCCTATCTCTTCTGGATCTTCCTATAGAAATTCAGGAGCGTATCATTAACAAGCAGATCTCAGCCAAAGCTGCAAAGGATATAGTAGCCAGCTATGAAACCGAAGAGGAACAGGTAAAGGCAACTAAAAACGCTGTAGAAATAGCCGAAAAACAGGGGAAAAAGACTGTAACCAATAAGGAGATCAATGCTGTTCAAAAAGATGCAAAGGAAGCAAAAGAAATAGCCAATTCGCTCCGTAAAATCTGGGCTTACATGGATGGGGGAGATATGATTAACCTTACCGAACTTGCAAAACTGCTGGATAAAACAGAGAGCTTAAGAATGGCAATGAAACAATATAAAAAAATAGAAAAATGAAAGTAGTATTTTTTGACCTGGAAACTACAGGTACATTAGTAAACAAACATGGTATTCACCAGTTAAGCGGTGCAATAGTAGTAGATGGAGAAGTAAAAGAGGAGTTTGATCTTAGGGTGCAACCTAATCCGAAAGCCGAAATTATCCAGGAAGCTCTGGACGTTGCTGGAGTAACCAAAGAGCAGATCTTATCTTATCCTCCGATGGGCATTGTTTTTTCTTCTTTTATCGCCATGCTGGATAAGTATGTGGATCGTTTCGATAAGAAAGATAAATTCTTTCTGGCAGGATATAACAACGCTTCTTTTGATAATCAATTTTTGCGTGCATGGTTCCTTCAAAACGGAGATAAGTATTTCGGTTCCTGGTTTTGGAGTAATTCTATTGATGTGATGGTACTGGCTACTCCATACCTGGCAGCAAAACGTACCGAAATGGAGAATTTTAAGCAAGGTACTGTTGCTAAAACACTGGGGATCCAGGTAGATGATAGTAAGTTACATGATGCTTTGTATGATATTCAGATATGCAAAGCTATTTATGATATTGTTTCACCATATAAAATTTGAGTTATGCAAGATTTGAATGAGAAAATGCTAAAAGAAGCAAGAGTAGGCGTTGATTTAGGAAGTAAAGCTGGTGATTTTTCTGTAGAAAAGGGTGTGTTCCAACCCAACAAAGAAACGAGAAAAGGCGTATTTTTCCCAGCCTACTGGAAGAAAAAGAAGTTGAACCCTTCTTTTGTGGATGAGTTGGAGAAAGCTGCAACCAGTGAGCCGTTTAAGAAAGATCAATATGGAGAGTATCGGTTAGGCACATTCCTTTATGGTTGTGCAATAGTCAAAGTTGAGATCATAGATGATCTATTAAGTATTGCTGTTCATAGCGAGCATCCTGTAGGCTTTCCGATGGTGAAAGAGATCCGTTACAAGTTTGCCCCAGATGCTTATTTAATGTCTATGCTGATGCCTTCCAGAGATCAACAGATTTCTGATAATACAGTGGTGCTTTATCAGATCCCTGGCGATTTTTCGGAAAATAAAACAGAGGCTACTGAGGAAGGAGAATAATCATGCTTTATGTTGGAATAGATACAGGCGTTAATACAGGCTTTTCTGAATGGGATTCTAAAAAGCGGTGTTTACTTAGTGTATGCTCTTTACAGATACATAAGGCTATGGATCGGGTGAAAGTATTGCATGATCTTCACAAGGATGAGCTGGTGGTAAGGGTAGAGGATCCCAGACAACGCACATGGTTCGGAACTGAGAGAATGACACGGGAAGAGGAGCGTAAAAAGCTCCAGGGTGTAGGTTCAGTAAAAAGAGATGCTACGATATGGGAGGATTTTTTAAAAGATCTCGGAGTAAAGTTTGAAATGGTCGCTCCAAAAATGAATGTTACCAAACTTACCCAGGAAACTTTTAAAAGATATACTGGGTGGAAAAAGCTAACTAACGAACATGGAAGAGATGCTGCTATGTTGGTTTTTGGCTATTAATCAATTTTTTAGGTACAAAATCGGTGTATATGTACACCGATTTTGTATCTTTGCAACAACAGATAAACAATGATCTTATGACAACAACCATTTTAATAACAGCAAGTATTTTAATAGGCTTCTGGCTTATTATGCACTTTGCTAATTTGTTTTTACCAAAGGATCCAGTTAAGCCTGGTAAGGAGGCTCACATATATCTGGATGGAAGATATAATAGAACAGCAACAATCAACCGTATAGAAGGTGATTGCATTTACTTGTATGATAAGTTTCCTGTTCCATTGCATTACAGAGGTAAATTCTATTCGGTTGGAAAAATGAGTGATGGGCATACTCTTATGTATCTGGGTAAGAGAAGGCTCTATGTTCTCATGCGTTTTGTGGAGCTTTTTAGAAAGATCGCTCGTACACCTGAATATCTGGATAATACACCAGAGGATCAGGAAAATATCGAGGCTATGGATCCTAAAGGGGAGGTAGAAGATGGAATGTAGCGATATTGTTTTTCGTAAAATCTCTGATCTGACAGTATTAGAGAATAATCCCAGGAAGATCACTAAGAAGGATCTGAATAAACTGGTAGATTCTATTCGTATCAATGGATTTTGGAAGCATCGCCCTATAGCTTTATCAGAGCGTGATGGTAAGTTAATTGTACTGGCAGGACACCAGAGGATTAAAGCTGCAAAAAAGCTGAAAATCTCTGAGGTTCCTACGATTCTATACCATAACCTGACAGAAGAACAGGAAGCCGATATAGTTCTCAGGGATAACATTAATAATGGGGATTGGGATTTTGCTATTCTCCAGCTTGATGATTGGAAGGAGAAAGCGGATTTTGATTTCATTGGTTTAGATGTACCAGTAGAGGAGCATGAGAATGAGCCAGAAGATAAACCTGGTGAAGATGAGGAAAGCGAACAGGATCCAGAGGATGAGCCTATAGATGAGGATAAGGTAGATTTTTATAATTCCATGCTTACCGATTGCCTTTATGAGAGTAATAACCAATTTGATATTCCTAATCTGTTGTTAGAACAACAGGCTGGAAAGCTCCTTTTGCCATTTGCGCCCTGGGGAGCTGATAGCCGACTAAGAAAAGACGTTGCTACATATCATTTCTATGTGGATGATTACCGATTTGAGGCTATTTTCAAAGATCCTATTAAGGTGCTTATCAGTGGGGTAAAAGCCCTGGTAGAGCCTAATCTATCCGTATATGATACAACGCCTATTGCATACGGTTTACAACAGATTTATAAAAAACGCTGGATCAGTCGGTATTTTCAAGAATGCGGTATTAAAGTTTATGCGGATCTGAATGTGTCGATAAAATTTAGGGAGTTCAATAAAATGGGATTGCCAAAGGGGTACAATGCGTTTTTCACTCGTGGCTATGCTGGTCGTTTGGAGTATTTGAAAGGTGAGCTTGAAGTAGCCAGGGAGGTATCAGGTTTGCAAACTCCGAATTTGCTTGTTTATGGTGGAGGCGATGAGATCAGAGATTTCTGTATAGAAAATAACCTGGTTTACGTCCAGGACTTTATTAATGATAAAAGTTCTAATAAAAATGGCAAAAACAAGCGGAAGTAACGGAGGATTGCCTAATGGCGATTCTAATTACAATGGAAAGATTGGGAAATTGGAATCTTTGGTTTCAATCAAAAACCCTAAAGTGTACAAGGCTGTTAAAGAAAGTATTTCACGCTTTCACTCCGTATTGGGTGTAAGGCAGAAAGATATTAAGATCGGGCAGCTTGAATCTGGTACTGGTGGCGTTCATATTAGCCAGGGAGGAGTATCTAAACAGGTAGTTCTAAGTAAGTCTATTTTCAATGGGAAGAATACCACCACTCAAAGCGTAGCTGGTTGGGCTGAGAAAGGATATAAAAGCGGACACCTAACGAAAACTAACAAACCAGTTGCTCATATTATTACTCACGAATTAGGACACGCCACATGGAATAAGTCGCTTAGTAATCCTAACGCTAAAGCTGCAACAAAAAGCGTGAATAGTCTTTATAAAAAATGGAGTAATGATAAAAAGAAGTCTGGCTATGGTAAATATGCAAAAACTAACGTAGAAGAGTTTTGGGCTGAACTGTGTACGAAGGCTGTTCATGGAAAAGCTGATAAGTACACAAAAGCAGCTAAGGGTATTATCAAAAAGTACAAATTATAATCATATCTTTGTAGAAAGATGCTAAAAAACAGAATATTATGGCTAAGATTGAATTAACCGAATTACAGAAAGCTCTTATTCAGAAACAGCTTAATGAGCAGTACGATCCTTTTATGGCAAGTGAGAAAGAACAGGAGGCTTTTAATGATGTGATAGATAAAGCTGAGGCTTTGTCTGACGAACTGGACGCTGTAGATGATTATATAGATAATTACGATGGCGATATGATAAAGTGGTTCTGGGCTAAATATCAGGAACAGGAAAAGAAGTAATTAACCAGGTAAAGTTTAATCAGGTGGGGATCCTATCTGATTTTTCTTTATCTAAAAATGGTGTATATATACACCAAAACAACGAAAAAACAACGGATGGCATACTTTGAGAAAGGCAATACCCAGGGAAATAGATTCTCTTCTGATAACCAACCAAAGAAAAATGGTAGGAAGCCCTCACTGTATAAACAACTCAAAGAGCTAACTGGTAAGAAAGTAGATTATGAGTTAAGTAAGGAGGATTACTTTAAAACGATCCGTTTCCTTATGGAGAGATCCAAAGGAGAGCTTAATAAGATTATGGCTGATGCAAACAAAGAGGATAGTATTACTCCTATCTGGGTGTGTAATATCATTAGTGCTATCTTCTCAGATATTCGCTTTGGTCGTACTTCCACTGTAGAGATGATCTTTGATAGGATCTTTGGAAGATCCACTCAACCGATAGAAGGTGATATAAATGCTAATGTATCTGGTTCCTTCTCTCCTGATCTATCCGCTTTGACTACTGAGGAACTGTTAGAGTATAACAAGCTGCTTGAAAAGATCAATGGCAAAAAGTAAGGACATACAGATACCGATAGCCCTTGCAGTAAAAATAGAGCTGTTCAAGCGTGGCTGTTTTGACTTTATAACGGTTAAGGATGGTAAGAAGCATGAGAAGCAAGAAAAGGCTCTCCAGATCCTTACTGATATTGAACACGTAGAGCTATTGTATGGTGGTGCTGCTGGTGGTGCTAAATCCTGGACTGGAGCAGCCTGGCTTCTTTTCATGTGTCTTTGTTATCCTGGATCAAAATGGTTTATAGGTCGTGCCGAACTAAAGCGTATCACTCAATCAACCTTAATCACTTTCTACAAAGTTTGTAACCAGTATGGGGTAGATGATGCCCTTTATAAGTATAATGGGCAATATAACTACATTGAGTTTTATAATGGATCCCGAATAGATTTGCTGGATCTCCAGTATAAACCTGGTGATCCTCTTTATGAGCGTTACGGATCCATTGAATACACTGGAGGCTGGATAGAGGAAGGTGGAGAGGTAAACTTCGGAGCCTATGATACCTTAAAAACTCGTATAGGTAGGCATTTAAACGCTGAGCTTGGATTAAGGCGTAAGCTCTTTATCACTTGTAACCCTAAAAAGAACTGGATGTATGATACATTCTATAAACCAGCTAAAAGGGGGGATCTTGCTAATTATATGTATTACCTGGCGTGTTTGGTTCAGGAAAACCCGTTTATAGATCCTGACTACATAGAAGGGCTTAGGACTACTAAAGATAAGGTAAAGAAAGAGCGATTGCTTAAGGGTAACTGGGAGTACGATGATAATCCGAATGCTCTTTGCTCTCACGATGCTATTGTAGCCATTTTCAACAACATTCTGGCTGTTACTACAGGATCTTACTACCTAACAGCCGATATAGCCCGATTCGGTTCCGATTATGCCCGTATTTGTGTCTGGGATGGCTACAAGGTTGTAGATCTCAGGTGCTACCCTGTTAGCAAAACCACCGAGATACAAAACTGTATAAGGCATTATCAGAAAAAGTATAGGATCCCGAAATGGAAATGTATAGCGGATGAAGATGGTGTAGGTGGTGGAGTTGTAGATAATTGCGATATACAAGGCTTTGTGAATAACAGTAGTGCTTTGAATGGTGAGAACTACTATAACCTACAAACTCAGTGCGGTTATAAGCTGGCTGAGCATATTAATGCTTCTGAGTTTGGCATAGATGAGGATCTGATAAGCGAGGCTGATAGAGAGCAGATAATTCTGGAGCTGGAACAGTTGCAAACCTGGAATGCGGATAGTGAAGGAAAATTGAAGCTAAAACCAAAGGATGAAATAAAACTGGATATTAAATGTTCGCCAGACTGGAGAGATGTATTCTTAATGCGCTGCTGGTTTGACTATAACGAGTTTAATATTCCAGATGATATAGAGGCACGATTAGGAGTTAATTATTAATTGATTGAATTATGGGATTACTAAATGTTGTAGATGCTGTAAAAAATGAAGTGAAAGCTGCTGTAGGCTATCAGCAGAATTTTACAAGCCTATTAGGATCTAAAGATATAGCCAGGGCTTTGAGTATGATGCAGGATAGATCTGGCTTTGCTCAGAAAGCCCTACTGGAGTATAGGGTAGAATACCATGAGGTTATGAAACGCCAGGATAAAGCGGTACTGGATAAAAAAGGTAATTTCCTTAGATGGCAAAAACGCTGGAAAATTCCAATTCCTTACCAGGTGTTTATAAACGAGATCGCTTTGGTTTTCCTGTATGGCAGACCTGTTAAGTGGTTACAACGTAGTAAAGATACAGATTATGCTTTTGAACAGTATAACCAGCTTTTAGAAGATCTTCGCTTTAATGCCCACGTGAGAGAGGCTAAGCGTGTTGCTGGAGCTGAGGGTACTTCTGCTATGCTTTACCATGTTTACAGAAATAAAGAAGGAAAACCAGCCGTTGTGCTTAACGTACTTTCTAAGCAGAATGGGGATGATATTTTTCTTATAAAGGATCAGTACAAGCGACTGACAGCGTTTGCCTGGGGGTATTATCTTACTGAATCAGGTAATAAAAGCGTGTATCATGTGGATATATATCGGGATGATACAATTTACTACTGTAAACGCTTAAATATGGGCTGGGAAGTGAGGGCTATTCCCAATATGGTAGGTAAGATCCCTGCTATTGTATTTGAACAGGAGCCAGAACATGAAGGCACTCAGCCTATGATCCATCGTGTAGAAAGCCTGGAATCAACTGATGCAGATGTAAACGATAGGTTTGCTAACCCTGCTATGGTTGCTACTGCTGACGTTATTAATAGCTTACCAAAGGCTGAGGAAGAAGCCAAACTCTTTATCCTAAAAAATGGTGGTAAAATAGAGTACCTTACATGGGATCAGGCTTCTGAAAGTAAGAAAAACGAATACGAGCGATTAGATAAGCACATTCTTTCAAAGTCATTTACTCCTAATATCGACTTTGATAATATGAAAGAAATGGGCAATTTATCCGCTAAGGCTATCAGAAAGGTTATGCTACTTGCTGTGATTAAGGCTGATAAGAGGAAAGAAACGCACGATGGTTACATGAATCGAACAGGCAACCTTTTACGTGCTATCCTGGGTAATGTTCTGGATTACCAGCATAAAGATGAATATGAGGCTTTGAAGTTAGGACACGAATTTCAGGAGCCGTTTGGTGAAGATGTTAGCGAAACACTTGCTGATATATCTAAGCAGTTTAACGATGGAGCTATGAGCCGACAAACCTATGTGGAGATGAGCTACCTTATCAAAGATGCTAAGGCTGAAATGGAGCGTTTGAAGCAAGAAGAATTAGAGGCAATAGCCAGACAAAAAGAAATGGAAAAAACAGATGTATTTGGGGAGGGTGAATAATGGAGGCAAAATTTAAGAGAGGTGATATAGTACGGATCGTTTCAAATGAAGTACAACCTCAGTATGTGGATAAAATTGGTAGGATCAGTAAAGTTTATCCTTCCTATAGTGAGAAACTTGGAAATAGCTTTGTGTATCGTGTGAATGTTGGCGGTAAGCTACTACAGGGTGTTGCTTGTGAAAACGATATTGAATTAACTGATAAATAATAGTATAGATATGAGAATTAAAGTACAATGGACGGAATTTAACCAGATGGCTTATAAATTAGCCTTAGAAACATATCCTGAGGCAAACCCGAAAGACTTTGAGCATACCTATGAGGGTGAGGTTATTGATAAATACCATACTTTTTGGGGTACTCCTAAGTTTGTGGTAGCTAAACCTAATGGAGAAATAACAACCGTTACAATGATGGATTGTAGAGTATTAGAAACGGAGGTGTGATAGTGGCAAAGAAGGTAGCTAAACAGGTAAGCCCTTACCACTGTAGGGACTGCAAACACTCATACGACTGGCACGAAAAGGATTGGAAGGGTGATTTATTTATGTGTCGGTGTAGGTTTAGCCAATGGAGTAAATTCTTGAATAGAGAAATATGCAATAAGTTTGAGCTAAAGGAAAAGGATAATGGTTAAATTCAATTCTGAACAACTACAAAAGAAACTCTTTAAACGTACTGAGGGCTATGCTGCGAATGTGCGTGAAATTTATAGAGTTTACATGAATCAGCTTATTAACCTGGTGAAAGGTACTGAGCTGGAAGATGGTAAGCCGTTTTCTTTCTCTGGGTATGGCTATGGCGATCAAGCTACAGCCATATTTAGGGAAATGTACACCCGTTTGTATCAGGAGATAAGAGGAGATGTTGAAAACGAATGGATCCTCTCAAATAATTATAACGATGATCTGGTAAAAAGCGTATTCGGTGCGAAGGCTATAGCAAGTAATCAGTTTGCTCGCTACTTCAAAAGGAATAAGGAGGCTATGGATTCTTTTTTAGCCAGAAGAACAGGCAAAGAAGGGCTAAACCTATCACAAAAGGTATGGAAATACACAAAGCAATTTAAAGAAGAGCTGGAGAACTGTTTAGATCTGGCTATAGGTGAAGGTACTGGAGCTAATAAACTCGCTTCTAAGATCCAGAAATATCTACAGGATCCTGATCGTTTCTACAGACGTTTCAGGGTGAAGGTTGGTGAAGATGAAAGCGGAAATACCATCTATGGAAGGCAATGGAAACGTAGGATATACGACAAAGAGAGCCAGGGATATAAATGGATAGATGATGAGCCTAAGAACTATCATCCTGGGCAGGGTGTATATAGATCCTCTTACCGAAATGCTCAACGTCTGGCACGTACTGAAACAAATATAGCCTATCGTACTGCTGACTTAGAAAGATGGGAACAGTTGGATTTTGTCATAGGCTATGAAATAAAGGTATCTAAAAACCATCCTCATTATGATATTTGCGATGAGCTGGCTGGAAAGTACCCAAAAGATTTTGTTTGGACTGGCTGGCATCCGAATTGTAGATGTTTTATGATCCCGATCCTTGCTGGTGGAGATGATATAGAAGAAATGATAGAGAGGATCATGGCTGGAGATGATGGAGAAGTAATACAGAAGGAGAAAATAACAGAGTTTCCTGGTGCTTTTAATAAGTGGATAAAGGAGAATGAGGATCGAATGGATAAAGCCAAAGCTAAAGCTAAAGGCACGCTACCCTATTTTATCAAAGATAACTCAAAAGCAATAGAGAAGATCCTACACCCATTTAAGCCAAAATAAAAGGCACTATCAGCGTAGATAGTGCCTCTGGGCTATCAATAGATAGCTATCATCAGCTCTCAACAGATGAAACATTAATCAGGTTGAATAGTTTTAATAGCTTTTTAGCGTTCTTTTCTGATACTTTACGCTCTATATACCCATCGGTGGTATAAAACCTCACATTGCTTATCTTATGCGTTTGTAGCTCATGTATTTGCTCTTCTGATAGATCGTATTTGGTTTTCAGAAGAAAATGAGAGATATAGGTACTTCCTACATTTAAACTCCTATACTCACCTACAGCATCTTCCAGGTTAGCCAGTGTAACAATACTATCATTTTGTAACAGAAACATAAACTGAGCATTCTTTTCCATCGTGTAGATCTCATCCCCACCATTGAAACTAACCAAAAGAATATGAATGCCATTAACAGATCTGATAGAACACGTAAGCCCATCACTAAGAGTTACATAACTTGTTTCTATCACATGGCTACCAGTGAAAGCATCCTTTTCGTTTTTTGTGATCTTCTGAGAGTAAGCGGATCCGCAAATACTCAGAATAGCCAGAAATAAAATAAATCGTTTCATAATATTGCATATTAACAGGTTACTACTCTAAGACTGGCTACCTGTAAACACACACAAAAACGTGGGCTTACCCTGTTGGATCAAGAGGTACGACCAAGCACCCGATAGCCCATAACAAGAGTAATGCCCACGCATAGCGTAGGCATTAGCACATTGCTTCTGAGGACTATCTAAAAATTGGTCGTTTTCTTGATCCCTAAAACAATAGCCAATGCTATATTAGTTGATATTTAATTATCTACTGCAAATATAATGGTATTTGTTATAAAAATGACCTGGTTATGTTATTTATTTGGGTACGCACGAAAAAAGGAAGGCTGTTTAAACCTTCCTTTACCTGGTAAATGATCTCTGAGTGTTAGCCGTTGTACCCATTTCTAATTTGTTTTCTTACTAAAAGATCCTGAGCGAATATGCTTAAAATACAAAGCAGATCCTCATAGGTTATCTTTTCATCGGTACATAAATTGGCTACAGCCTCATTAGGGATTCTCAGAATAGTTACTAAGATTCTTGCTATTGGGATCCCCAAACTTGTAAGCTGCCTAAACTCCATGATACTTACTACTCCACTGCTTTTACATAGTTGCACTATCAGATGTAGCTTTTCTCTATCCTCTTTATCCATTATCATAGAGCGTGCAATATCATCTATAATCTTATTTATTATATTCATAATTAATTATTTACGATTAATGTTTATACCTCTATTCGTCTGTTTTCGCCTAATAAATCCCATACGGATAGTACAAAACTTATTCTGGTACTCCACCTTATCCAGATCCACATTCCAGAGGCTTTCTTTTTTGATACCGATTAGATCCTCTGAAAGATCTTCATAGATAGCAGCCTTTGAGCCAAAGTAGTAGTGTCTTTTGCCTTTGATCGGTTCTTTCAGCTCCACATGAATAACTTTTTGTTCTTTCATATTCTATCTGTCTTTAATTGGTACACCAAGTAAAACGGACTGGGTACATTCACCCATAATATAATCAATAGCTAAAGCAGCAATAGCCCTACCCTGAACAGTTTTAAGCTCCTCCAGTTTAGCCCTGGTTATATCTGTCTGTAGATCTTTTAGGATCTCAATAGACTTTAGATAACCTTCCTTTACTGGAGCATTCACAAAGCGGTTTATTCTTATATCCGCTAACCTCTCCTCGATCTTAGAGGTGGTTTCTTGTATTTCTTTTTTTGTTCTCATATCTCATTGTAATATCTTCTATACGCAAAAGCATTTATTAGCTCATTCATTTCCACGATTTTAAAGCGAGATAGGAGCTTCATTAGATCTTTTGCTACTAAATGTTCTGGTAAATACCCTGTATTGATCGCCAGCTCTACATTAAATTGAATATCAATATCAGTACCGTTTATAGGATGAGGAGTTCTCTCATCGCACAGATAAAAGGTAAATAGGATTGTTTCTATATAACTACAATCGCTAAAACTATCACATGATAATACTTTGATTCTTTTTAAACTGAATGCTCTATTATCGAAAGTCATTTTTATTTCTTTCCCTGTTTTCGTAGAGGAAAAGAAGAATTTCTTTATTCCTTCCATATTCTTTAATCTGAGGCTTTAAAATTGTATATTGGCTTTATTGTATCAATGATCTCAACTGTATCAGTGATAGCGTTCTTTATCTCATCCATAGTCTTGTACGCTTGTGGAGCTTCATCTATGGTAGCTGCACTTACTGACGTGGTAAAAATGCCATTCATGGAACTTACAAACTCATCCATTGAAAGCATTTCCTTTGCCTTGCTTCTGCTCATAAGTCTGCCAGCTCCATGAGGTGCTGAATAATTCCAATCCTCATTACCTTTTCCTATGCAAATTAGCGATCCATCACGCATATTAATGGGTATAAGTAACTTTTCTCCAAGCTCAGCACTTACAGCACCTTTTCTAAGGATCATGCGCCTAAAATCAATGTAGTTATGTATGGTTTCAAATCTGCTTTCCTCCTGAAATCCCATTTCTTTAATGATAATAGCTGCCATTGTTTTACGGTTTAGCATAGCAAACCGTTGAACTATTTCCATATCATTCAGGTATGATCTAAAATAGTCGCCTGATAGGTGAGCCAGTTCTTTATCTGCTGTAGGCTTTTTCAGTTTCTTTATCTCGCTCTCAATATCCTGTACTCTACCTTCTGCTTTTAATTTGCTAATAAGATCCTCTCTTACTTTCTTCATTTCATTGGCACTCTGAAAGGCAATATCCTGATAGTATTTACAGACATCACCCCCCAGCTTTCTACTACCAGAGTGGATAATAAGGTAATACTTGTTATTCTTTTCCGAGTAGTCAATCTCAATAAAATGGTTTCCACCTCCCAGAGATCCGATAGAAAGCAAAGCTCTTTCAAGATCCACCTGCTTAGCACATATCAGGCTATCAAAATCAAAAGTGGCTTTCTGCTTTTCGTGAACATTAAAACCGTTGGGCACTTTTGTTCGTATCACACTATCCAATTTCTCACAGTCTATATGTTTATCCTTTAGTTCAATGGTAAGCATACCGCACCCTATATCCACTCCAACTAAGTTAGGGGTTACTTTGTCCGTAATTGTCATGGTTGTACCAACGGTACAGCCTTTGCCAGCGTGAGAATCTGGCATTATCCTAATTATTGAATTTTGATAGGCTTCGTAATTGGCAAGTCTTTTAATCTGCTCGTAAGCCTCGTATTCAAATGTTTCAGCAAAGATCTTTACCTCTTTGCCTGAATTTGTTCTAATCGTTTTCATCTCAAAACGTGTTTATTATGTACAAATATAATTTGTTTTATTTAGTATAACAAATAATCTATCACATTACTTTCTCTTTTTACCAAGTAAAGTAACGTGCCTTTTTAGTTCTGATCTGAGATACTTGTTATCAGCTCTTAGCTCTTTGATAATGGCATTTCTTTTCTCCAGCTCCTTATTGTACTGTTCACGTTCAAACTGGGCAAAGGTAAGATTTTCATCCCTACAGGTACAATCCCGTATATCACCACTGAGAACAACCGCCCAGCATTCAGGGATCAGCACCTTACCAGCTATCTCATCATAGACGTAATGACACTTCATATAATGCCTCCAATCTTATCCAAAGCATGAATAGTAGGCTAACGTTAGTACATCGTACTTCACCCTGATTACTGCAAACTGAAAACAGCTATCTGTATTCGGTTGTACATTGGGAACGTCTATGATCTGGTACTTTTCGCCTTCAATACTATACGTCTGGATCTCTTCACTGTTTTTAAAATGCTGCTTAAGGCTTTCCATAAGAAGGTTATAGTAACTCTCATCGAAAGCCTTTATCAGCTTAGTTTTATTTCTCAGTGCAAACCTCATAGATTATTACTCAGTTTAAAAAGGCATTGTTTCTTTGAAAATCTGGAGCTTTCCTAACAGTAAATAGAAATCTCCATTTGAATGAGTAAACTTAAAGCCAGGCTTTCTATTCCGATAATAGGAAACTCTATAAATCCTTCCTAACCTGGGATCCGTTTCGACCTCAAAATAAAAGCCAGTTTTATCTTTGTTGAATGTTCGTTTCATCTTCACATGGTTATTTTATTTCCCTTATATCATATTTCAACTTACCTATGTAGATACCCAGACATAACCACTCAAATTCAAACTCCCAACTATGAAAGTTTATATTAAGGGCTGGTAAAAGTGCCCAAAATTTAGTGTCAAAATCAACATCTATTTTGTATGTACTTCTTTTTCTTCTCATATCTATAAGTATTGAGTTTCAAATTTACCTTTTACTACCAGCCCACTATTGAGTAGCCCAACAAAGTATAGATCTTTATCTCTTATGCCCAGAGAACTTTTAACTTTCTCTCTGGCATCCTCTTTAGATAGTCCTGGCATCATAGCTATAGACTGATCCGTTGTGATCCGAAACATAAAAACCATTATTACCTCCTTTTATAGTTATGCGTTAAATCGTTCAATGCAAATTATTCTACTATCGAATAAAATGTAATACCGATTTTCTATACAAGTGTTTATCAAAGCAAAAACTTCTTTGTCTATAGAGGTTGTTTTTGAACTTATTTTACCTGAAATTTCAACAGGAGATACCTTTACCTCCTCAATCCATTCTAAGCTGTTAAGCCAATCAATAATTTCAATATCTGTTTTAATTTTATCCATCTCTTTAATTATTAGTTAATTCCAAAATCCGATCTGTATCAATTCATCGCCATTCTTAACGGCTATAATGCCTTTACCTTCCTCTGTCTTTTTGAAATTATAATCATCATCCAATATCCGAAGGAATACTTTTCCGTAATCAGAAAATTGAGAATGCTGTTCGTCATTGAGAGCAACGGCTTTCACTGTTGCCCCATTCTTATCCACATATTTAAAAATTACACCTTTACTCATTTCACTTTAATTCCACAGGTTCGTTACTCCATGTTAATTTTCTACCTATAAGTTTTTGGATGCTACCACTGGGTAATATCACAAAATCCCCACCATCAAGCCACATTACTTTTAGTTTTTCTTTTCCGAAAGCATAACCACTCTCATTAGCCCTTTTAGGATAATGGGCAAATATTACCTCCGTATTATCTTTATCTACTGCTACCCATGCCATAGCTACCTCCTTTCTGGATTAATTTGATTAAAACCATTCTACTTTATGATTGTAAGGCTATTAAGTGGAGCAGGGAACCAATAACTACTCTTGTCCAGAAATACACATCCTCCACCATTATCAGGTTTACAAAACCCTAATACCTCAAAAGGACCAAACTTTATACCATGCTTGTTTTTAAAGATAACCTTATCACCAACATTCAATTTCCTATCTGTACATACTACATCTGATAAGTTATCACATATTTCTGTGAATGTACTTTCCTTCCATTCCAAAAAATCTTTCTTATGATTCATTCCTATACTGTTATACGTTAATAATTGGGGTTCAATACATATACATCACAATCATGGCATAAGTTACAAACCTTTGATTTATCTCTAAGACATATCGTTTTCGGCTTTACCTTATTCTTTTCTGCCCATTCCACACCAGCAATAAAAGCACGTTCCACATCGCCCACATCAATGGCATGGTCTATCATGCCCTTAACTTCTTGCTGTATGTAATACTTTGCTGCTCTTTCGATTTTACTCATGTCTTCTTTTTATTGTATTGTTATTAGTTAATTCCTAAGACTTGTTTAATACTCCTTTGAATATCATATCTACCTCTCAACTCTCCACGTTCTTCATCTATTTTCTCTTTTAGGAGAAGAATATTAGAAAGCTTATTAAGTGCTTTCATTCCTATATACTTTCTGAAATTGCAGATATTACCTTCACAATCGTACACATAGAATCTTTCGCTTGAATCGGATGGAATATTACAACGGAATCCCATTAGATCATTTAATATTTGGTTCATTTCTTCAAATGAAAGTTCACGGTTAAGCAATTCTTGTATATTCATACTTTAGTTCCTTTCTTATTCGTTACGCATAAGTAATCACATAAGGGATAGTATCGCTGATCTCAACCAACTTATTCCCGTCTTTATCCTTAGCTAAGAAGTTTCCAGGGAAACACGTACCAGCAGCATCTTCATAACCAGGTGAACGCTCTATGCTGGCAATTACCCGTTTTCCATCTCTTTGTCCTTGTCCTACATGATAGGTAGTTGTCATACCGTTTAGTATGATCGTTACTGCTCTAATTTTCTCCATGATCTTCTGATAATTGATTTATAAGATTTTTGTAATTCCCTTTTTCTGTATTCAGCTCTACAGTTAGAGAGCCGTGAGCTTGAGCTATGATATTTGCCCTGGTTTCGTTTACTATCTCAAAGGTTTCCATGAGATCAGATAATGTTTTTATACCAGCTTCTAACATTTCCATATATCGCTCAGACTGGCGTAGATTTTTATATAATTCTGCTTTCATTCTTAAAATAAATTTAGTTGAACTCCCTGGTGTGTTTGCAGTGTTCTTTCGTACACTGGGCATTGGCTCCTATAATTACATGATCCAGCTTTAGCTTCATTGAAACGGGTAGTCCATAGCTCAGAGAACTGTTCAGGATCTAACTGGGTAGCCTCTCTTTCCTGAGAGAGATAATTTACCAGGTGCATACAGAAAAAGCTGTTCTCTTTTCCTCCGTTTTCAAATGTATGTATGCTATCTCCCTTCATAGCTCAAAATATCTTTTTAGCATAGACAAATCGGTCATTTCAATTCTGGCAGCAGAAACAGGTTTCCTACTGTATCCAAGTAGTAGGATCCCATCACAACAGAATTTACCATACTTGCAGATCTGATCTATTTGCTGCTGAGTAATAGCAATGTTTTGTTTGCAAAGCCTATGTAGGTTCCATCCATCATACAGAATCCAGTTACCATGTATTTTAACCCATCCATGTTGCTCTAACCAAACATCTGGATTTTTACGATTATCAACTTCCTCTCCATCCTTAGGGCTTCCAATAGGTATAATTCCAGCAGTTACTAAAGCATCTGCTATTTGATTGTGTAACATATTGGCAATATCACCATTCAGGGCATAATAAGAGCCGTCTGGTGCTAACCACCCAGCACTATATCCACCAGTAATATCAACAGGTTTAATCCCCTGATCTATGGTTTTATCTATCTCTCTTTGGCTATCAAGATAGTTATCAAGCATTTTCATATTAAGGGTGTTTCTCCTAATATACTGCTCTACTTCACTATCTCCATACATTAACTCCATCAAACGAGTACCCAAACCCCTAACATCAACAGGTAAAAGAATATACCCATCCGGGATATATCCAGGATATGCTTTGTATAGCCATTCAATAACAGATAATGTTTTAAGGCACTCTCCCATAAAGTTTTTAATACCGACTACAATACCTTTGATATTACTTACAATATCATCATCTAATGCTATAAGGTTATCAGCATCGCCATCGTAGAAATACTTAACCAGGTGATCGTATTTAACAGTAATATCAAATCGACCACTGTTCTTTATTATAGCATTCCTTAGGTGCAATAGTGCGCTATCCCACTCTCTTGCAATTCGTTTCATTTTCAGGAGTTCATTTTCAGCCCAGTTCTCAATATCCAACATGGGAAACTCTTTTTTCATATCTGGAGTGTACTGTATGGCATTCAAAGAAACTTTATCCTCATTGGTAATAAGGATCAGTTTTCCTATCAAAATATCTAAAGCTATTTCGGTTGGGCATCCTACCAAACTATCTTTTATAGCTTTTAGGGCTTTATCTGGATTGAGAGAATATATAAGATGTTCTCTGGCTATACTAACAATGAGTTGCCCAGCACTTTCTCCCAAAGTAAAATGTACTTTTCTTGTTTTCATAGCTATAAATTGAAAACTCGTTTATATAATTCAAAGTGCCTTTCCTCAAAAGGAATATCCTCAGTATGCTTAACGGCTCTTTGCAGCCATTCCTGATAGCATTTAGGACAATACCAGCGATTTAGCACCGCTATGTAATAGCCATTTGTATCTGAATCCCCACAGTAATCACAGATACCTACAGCTCCATATTCAGCCAGTCTTTCTACTACCTCAATTCTGGGAACCTCTATAACTTTAAAACCTTTCGGATTTTCTACTATTCTTGCCATTCTAATTCAGGTAAATATTATTGGTTAATACAAATTTCCATAGGTATAAGCAACTCTGTAGTACAACCGTTTGGAAAACATTCTTTTACAGCTTCTTTTATCTCTTTGGAGTTTGGGACACTGTTACGTTTCCCAAACTCAATTTTACCCAGACGCTTACCGTCTTTCAGAACTATATAGGTATATTCGTACATTGCTATCCCTCCTTTTCGTTTGTTGAGTAAATAAGCCGTATCACCTCCAGTGTGTCCGCACTAACAATAGCAATACGTTTGTAGTATTTTTCACAGGCAGCTTTAAATCCACCACACCAGGCTGTATCTTCTTCATATCCTGCTATTACTCCCTTTTCAGCTTGATCGAGATTATCTACAGGGAAAGCAGAGCTTATACGAATCTGATCCTCTGTATCGTGCTGTAAAACTCTGATGTTAAATAAATCTGCCATAATATTTATTATTTAAGAATCTTGACTTTAGCCCCAATAAAAGGCAATTCAATCCATAATGTAAATCTGTACACCATATCAACCTTTTGAAAATGGAAAGGAAACAGCCTCTTGAATAGAGAAATGCCTGATACCTGATCCGCCGAAGGAATATTCCTGTAAAATTCGACTGATTTAATTTTGCTTAATTTGAGAGTTGCCATAGCGTTATTACATTATGGAGGGTTTCCCCTCCTGGTTGTTTACTTAGTGAAAATGGTAGCTACTTTGTAGAGGTATCCAGCCTTGATAAAACGTGCTCCGTCACCTTTTCCTATCAGGTTCATATTCCCATGAAACAGGGGGCGTTTATAATCAGTAGGCGTTTCAGGCTTGTAGTAAACGGAAGCTGCTACATATACTCTGTTACTCTTACGGGTATCTATCACTCTATTACCCTCTTTTACGGTGTACTTAAAACCGTTTTTCAGTTTTTCTACTTCTAAAGTCAAATTATCCATAATCTTAAAATTTAGTGTTGCACATTCTTTTAATGTAACCAACTTGATTACGATGCAAATATATACCATGTAGGTAATATTACCAAGTAAATTAGGTAATATTTTCAGGAAAAGATAATGAATTACCTAAATACGTCATTTTGAGAGGTGTTTTTAAGTGTTCTATTTGTAGATTACCGATGCTTTCAAGAATGAAAGCCCTATTGTTCTGGTAATATTCCACTGCAAAACCAATAAAATATTACCAAATGAATATTTTTTTTGAATATTACCTATCCTTTATTTTGTTTGATCTACTTAGTACAACAAATAAAATGTGATTAAAACGCTGATTCTAAGAATTTTCACTCTAAAAATTACTGGTGTATATATACACCGTTTCTGAAAAATATTACCTACATTTGCCACATAACAATAAAATTTAAGTGGAATGAATAAGACACTCTTAGCAAAAGTAAAAGACTTGTGTAAAGACACAGGACTATCAGAGAAGTACCTTACTACGATAACCGAAAAAATGGGTGGCAGTATTGAGGATGATTCGACTGATGAGAAAGCAATCGGAGATATGGCAAATCAGATCGCAGAAATCGCCCAGGAAACACAAGGCGAAGCGACCAGATGGGCTTCTAAGAAAAAGGATAATCCTAAGGATGATGATTCTAAAAAGAATGATGATCCGAAAAAGAAGGAGGATCCTAAGGATGATCCGAGTGCAAAGAAAATTGAGGATATGGAAAAGGAGCTGGAAACCATGAAAAAAGAACAGGCTGCTAAGGATCGTGAAAGTACGGTAACAAAAGCCCTGGATAAACATGGTATTCCAGCGTGGCGTAGAAAAGGTTTGGTTATTCCTGAAAATGAAGATCCAGAAAAATATTGCGCTGCTTTAAAACAGGATCTCATCACTGAAAACCTGCTTCCAGAAGATCCTGAGAGTGTAAAAACAGCATCGGAAAAGAGTGTAGATGAGGCTTCTGATTCGCTGCTGGAGTCAATTATCGTTAAATAAAAACCTGTAGTAAAATGAAAAGAAAGAAGTATTCATTTGTCGGTGAGAAACCGATTTTCACAGGCAGCCCCCAGATCGTACAAGGTGGTTTTAATCTGGAGAGAGAAAAGCAGCGTTTTTCAGTAGGTGATCTGATCCCTGTTGGCACGCTTGCTATCTTCAATGAACTAACCAGAAAGGTACAGATTGTAAAGACTGCAAAGGTTAAGGCTGTAGATACTGAGGATGCAAAGGTTATCACTCTGGTATCTAATGCTTATTGCCAGCCATGTTTCGCTGTTGGTGATAAACTACTGAGAGCAGATGCCATTTCTGGTACTTTCGCTGATGCACCTACTATCGTATCTATCGAAAAGCCAGGTGTAGCTGATGCTGCTTATGTTATCACTCTCTCAAAAGAGATCACAGGATTAGCTGTAGATCAAATTCTGGTGGAGGTTGTAGCAAGTAATTCAAATGCTGCTGTTATCGGTGAACCTAACTGCTTAACTATTGAGGAGGTAACGGTTAGAGAGTTTGAAACTCCTATCGACGTAACAGAGGACACGATGCAATATGCTGTTATGGAAAGACGTGTTTTGCCGATCCCTGATAGCATGAAGGATAGCACAAAACGCTACCTGAAAGCAAACTCTCACATTCGACTTTCGCAAACTTACTAAAACAAGTTATTAGATGAAATCAATTTATTCAACATTCTCAGGTTTGTTCAAAGATGGCAAACCTATTGACTTCCTGGCAACCTGGAAAAAGGCACTGGATAAGGCTTCTGAACGTGAAGTAGCATTGTTCCAGAAAACCTATTCTGATGAATGGTTTGATTGGGAGGCTCCGCAGCTTTCTCTGAGAGCTGAGGGTATTATGGGTAAGTACCATTTGCGAGTAATGGCTACCCTGATCGGTGATGAATCTCCTACTCCTTTAAGACGTTCCGATGGATTCGATATTTGGAATGAAGAGATCCCACGTGTAGGACACAAGTTCTTTATGAAGGCTTCCACTTATCGTAAATTGCTGGAAGTTTATAAATCTCCGTTCCTGAAAGATGGGCAAAAGGTTAAGCAGATCGAAAAGACTTTGCGGAACGATCTTGAAAACGCTTATCTGGGCTGTAAAGATACGGCTGATTTTATGATCCTGAATGCCATTTCCAACTTTGGTATTTGCCGTTTCAAACCAGAAATTAACAATCCTGGAGGTCGTGAGTTTGAGATCGACTACCTGATGGAAGAGGCTAACAAACTTGTTTCTGCTCTTTTGTGGAATGAAGCCAATTCAAAGGCTGGTAAGCTGGATATTATTCTCACGCTTACAATGATCGTTACCATGTTCAAAAACATGGGTATCTATTTTGAAGAAATGTTGCTGGCTCCTGAACTGATCGCTTTTATCCGTAGGGATATTAACATTCGTGAATCTGCATACGGAAAAGATAAATCTGCTAAGGTTGTAAGTGTAGCCGATCTGAACACCCTGTTTACTGATAACGGTTTGCCGAAAGTACGTGAGATCACTCGTTTGGTAGCCATTGAGAAAGATGGTGATCGCCAGGCTTTGGATCCCTGGAATCATAATGTTATCGTGTTTAAACCTGCTGGTAAAATGGGCTTTATTCAGCCAGCCATTGAGGATAACGAACTCTTTGAGGAGGACAACGTGGACTATATGGACGCTGGCAACGGCATTCGTATCGCTAAATGGCGTACTGGTGAATCTACAGGTCAAAAGGCTGGAGAGTACACACAGGGATCTGCTCGTTTAATCCCAGTTATCAATGAGATTAACGCTTTGGTTTGCTTCCAGGTTAGAGGCTTTGAGGAGCTTAAGACTATTGAGGAAGGTGTTACTTTCTTCAAGAAGGAAACATACGATTCTAAAAAGGCTTCTGAGGCTTCCGCTACAGGGGTAAATGTCGGTTAATTAAAATTTTATTGAATCATGTTTGAATTAAAAGTTTTAAAACCTCTCACGGATAAATATGATCCTGAGAAAAAATACAAGGAGGGTGATACTCTCCTTACCGATGAGATCGGTAGAGTGAATGATCTGGTAGCTCGTGGCATTTGCAGTATTGCATCTGTAAAACCTGTTTCCGAGAAAAGCCAGCCAGGTACAGAAGGATCCACAAAGATCCAACTGTTTGAAAAGGAGTTTGAAGTAGAAGAAGTAAAAGCTGCTTTGAATGCTATCGGTGTAAGTATAGCTAAGAACGCTGGTTTACCTGGTGTAACTAAGAAGCTAACTGAGCTGACAGAAGAGCAAAATAAAGCTCTTTCCGAAACTCTTTGTAAGGATCCTGAATAGTTGAGCCATGACAAACTTAGATGCTATTCGTGCATTATGCACCAAAATTTGTACAGGCTTCTACCCTGATAAGAACGTACTGGAGTTTACCCTTATTGATAATGGCATAGAGGCTACAGATCCTTATAAGCCGAAAAACGCAAAGCTCGTGAAGCTGGCTATTGGCATTGTTAAGGGTATGGTTGAGAATAGCCATTCAGAGAGTGGTATATCTGATTCATGGGATCGGGAGGCAATAGAAAAGAATATTGCCTCTATCTGTAAGGAGTATGGCATGGATAGCTCTGAATTTGTTGAGGAACCTTCTGTTTCTGACGGATCTAATCAATGGTAAATTATGCAATACAACGGAACAATACAGTATAAGATTTTATCTGGTGGAGGATTAGATGAGAATAGCGAGCCTATTAAATCTGATGATAGCTGGAGTGATCCTATTAGCTGTTTGTACAGAGCTGTAAAGCATACGCATAGTATTTATCAACAGGGTAAGTTTACCGATTCCAGCTATGAGATCCTGATCGAAAACCAGGAAATAGATGCCAATATGGTAAAACTTACCAATGATAGAAATAAAATGCTGGGAGAGTTTGAGGTACAGAATATTGTGTTTGTAGAACGCTCTGGAAGAGTAAAAATTACCGTATAGTGGGATTCACCAAAAAAACACCTGATAGCGCATTTAGTAACTTCCTGGATGAAACAAAACAGGTTGTTTTCAAGAGAGCTTTAAAGGCTTTTATGTATGTCGGTGAGGTGTGTTTGAAAGAAGCTCGTTTGAACGGTAACTATATAGACCAGACAGGCAACCTTAGAAACTCTATCGGTTATGCAGTCCTTTTCAATGGTGAAGTTATCCAGGAAAGCACTTTTGCTAATACCGAAGGAGGGCAAAAAGGCAAAAAGCATTTGGATGCACTTAAAAAACAATATCAGACGGGAATAGTCCTGATCGTATCTACTGGTATGAGTTACGCAGCCTATGTAGAAGCCAGAAACTATAATGTTATAACCTCTGCTGAATTACTGGCAAATAAACTCGTTCCTCAAATTATGAAACAGTTAGGCTTTGAAGTAAGATGAATAAGACAGGTGATGAAGTTGAGCTGGACGTTTTCAATATCATAAAAGAAAGTCCACTGGCGAAAGAGATTAAAGGGATCGTTTACAGAGAAGGTACACGCCCACTTGATTCCAAAGATGAGGATATTGTAGTATCATTCATTACAGGGCTTCCTGGGCAATTTCAAGCTGGATCCGTGAACGTGAATATTTATGTTCCCAATGTAGACAATGGTAGCAACGTTCTCGTGAAGGATGCTGCAAGGTGTAGGTATTTAGGACGTAAAGCCGATGAGGTTGTAGGATCTCTACCCCCGTCTGATTATTTTTTCTCTCTGGGTGCAATGATACAGACCTATAAAGCTGAGAAACTGGAACAGTATTTTGTGAATGTAAAAATCAATTTCAAATTAAAAACATTTTAAGTATGTCAAATCAAAAAATTACATGGGGTAAACCTTTGGTTGAATATGGCAAAACTGGAGCTGAGGATGCAGCACCTACCAAATTCGATACAATGCCTACAGCAGAAGAGAACACCGTTCTTTTGACTACTGTAAAAGGTAGTGCCCAGGAACTTTATGGAGAAGGGCATGAGCTTGTTGGTCGTAAAATGCAGAAGTCTTACAAGCAGCTCGCTATGAGCATTTTCGTTCCTTCTGGCACTGATGATCCTATTCCAGAGGAAGATGGCGTAATAGCAGATGAGTATTGCGTTAGACTAACTCCAGAAGATTCTACTCTGGAAGGCTTCACTATGCGTAAATGCGCTGTAGAAGTTGAAGAAGAATGGTCGTCTGCTAAAGGTAAACAGTTGAAATACATTTTTACCTCTTTGAAGCCGAAAACAGGTAAGATGCTTGAAAAGTATAGTAAAACATCTCCAGCTAATGTAGGCTAATTATGGATAGCATAGAAAATAAAGTAGCAGATACAATTTTACAAAAACCGTTTTGTGTGCAGATCGGAGAAGAAACATATAAAGTTGCTCCTCCTTCTATTGCTACTCTTATTCTTGCTTCTGAGTTGATTGCTCAGCTCCCAGGATTGAAGTTAGACAGTAAACAGGTAATGTTTGAATCCTTATTTGTGGCTAAGGATTGTAAGGTACTTGGTGAAATTGTCGCTACTCTGATTCTGGGTGCTGATAATCTAACCTCAGAAAAAGAGATTATAGAAGTAGAAAAGCATTGTTTCGGTCTGATACGAAAAAAGAAGAAAAGAACGGTACAGGTTGATAATAAGGCTATTCTTTCTGATAAGGTATTGAAAAAGATACCCCCCAGTAAGGTTAATACTATCACTATTTCAATACTCAACCGTATGGAGATTGGCGATTTTTTCGGGCTTACCGCTTCCCTGATAGAAGTAAATCTAATCAGACCGACAAAACCGATGGAGGAAGCGGAAATGATAGTATCTGGTCAGTAATAGCTGGGATCTGTAAGTGCTATAATCTTTCTTTCGACTATGTTCTTTATAAGATGAGTTTTGCTAATGTTCAGCTTTATAATGCTGTAATACCAACCTACTCACCTAAAGAATCTACAGGAAAGAATAAAGATGAAGATATTGTATTAAATGGTGATGATCCAGCAAACCAGGAGGCGATAAATAAAGCATTGTTTGAAAGCGAAGATGAATAATAACGAAGGTACAACATGGTGGGCTTTAGGGCTTGATAACTCTAAATTTGAGAGCGATGTAAACAAATCAAATGCCCTATTTCAAAGCATTGGTAACACAGCCGAAAAGGAAGGTGGTAGGATAGATAATGTTTTTCGTAAACTTACTATAGCTGCTGCTGGCTTTTTTACTGCTCAACAGGCTTTGGAATATGCAAATAAGATCGCTACGGTTAGAGGTGAGTATCAGCAGTTAGAGGTTGCTTTTAATACGATGCTTGGGAGCAAAGCGAAGGCTGATGCTCTTATGGATCAGGTGGTGGAAACGGCTGCAAAAACTCCTTTTGATCTCCAGGGTGTTGCTTCTGGTGCAAAACAGTTGCTTGCTTATGGCGTAGCTTCTGAGGACGTTACTAACCGTTTGGTACAACTTGGTAATATCGCTGCTGGTCTATCTATTCCTTTGAATGATATTGTTTATCTGTACGGTACTACAATGGTTCAGGGCAGGCTGTTCACTCAGGATGTTCGTCAGTTTATGGGTAGGGGTATTCCTCTTGTGAAAGAACTTGCCAAAGAACTTGGAAAGACTGAGGAAGAGATAAACGCTATGGTTACGGCTGGAAAGATCGGATTTCCAGAAGTACAAAAGGTTTTGGATAATCTCACCAGTTCAGGAGGTATGTTTAACAACCTCATGGAAGAACAGAGTAAAACTATCAGTGGTAAAATATCCAACCTGGAGGATGCTGTTTCTGTAATGTTCAACAACATAGGTAAGGAAAGCGAAGGCATTATAAATTCTGTACTTGATACTGCTGGTAGTGTAGTTGAAAATTACGAGGAGATAGGCGCAACCATACAGGAGCTTATTGTTACCTATGGAGCTTACAAAGCTGCTGTTATGACTGTAGCAGCAACAAAAGGAGCTATTACCACAATAAAAGCTACAAGTGAAGCCGAAGAGCTTTCTAAGCTGCTCACTGTAGAACAACAGGCTGCTATATCTAAACAAAATCTAACCAAAGGTACATTAGAGTATGCTGCTGCTGTTAAATCAGAAGTTGCTGCTTCTATTGAATCTCAAACTGCTGCTCTTGCTAAGGCTCGTACTGAGGTATCAGCAGCCAGCCAATCCATCGCTGCTAAAAAGGCTGAGTATATCGCTGCTAAGAATCTGGAAAGTCAAAGATTAGCTGAGCTTATGCACATTGGAGCGACTGGATCCGCAAAACAGGTGGAGGTCGCAGAAAGAAGGCTCGCTGCTGCTGCAACGGCAAAGGAAACAGCAGCTTTGCAATATCAAGCTGCTACCCGTGATTTCTCCACAAAGAAAATGGCTGTAGAAAGTGCTGCTAAAGCATTGAATACCACTACTACAGCAGCCAACACAGCAGCTCAGGCAGCTAATGTAACGACCACAAGCCTTTTATCTACTGCAAAACTCAGATTAACTGCTGTAGCAGCAAGATTGAACGCTGTTATCATGGCTAATCCTTATACTATCGCAGCAGCAGCTATAGCTATACTGGGATATGGCATTTATAAACTCATTACTTATCAAACCGATGCGGAAAAAGCACAGGAAAAACTGAATACAGCCATATCTGAAAGTGAAAAAGCTATCGGTGCTGAAAGGCTACAGATTGATGCTATGTTTGCTCGCTTAAAAGCAGCCAAAGAGGGTACGGATGAATATCGTGCTGCTAAGGAGGCTATAATGAGCAAGTACGGTGAGTACCTGAAAGGCTTAGGCGATGAGAAAAACGCTTTGGATGATCTGGCTAAGGCTTATCGTATCATTACCCAGGAGGCTGAAAAGTCTGCTCGTGCCAGGGCTATGGAAAAAGCTACCAGTGAGGCTTCCAATGATTACATGGAGAAGGAAATCAAAGGTAAGGATAACGTAGAGGAGCTTCTTAAGGATAAATTTAAAGGTAAAAAGGGTGAGGATGGTGTAGATCTCGCAGAAACTTACTATTGGAAAATTAAACCAGTTCTGGAGGGTAAAGGTGAGATTACAAAAGAGATCCAGGATATTATAAACCAATTCGATGAGGAGAAATATCTTCCAGGTGATCCTGAAACTGGTATAGGCTCTATGATCTATACTGTTAATGATCTACAAGAAGAAATAAACAAGGTGTTCAAGGCTCGTGGGATTTATAACAAAGTAATGGACGAAGCCCAGAAACGCTTTGGAGAAAATCTACCTGGTAAAGATGATGGTAAGACTGAAACGGAGGCTTTTGATATGCAGAAGGCTTCTCTCTCTGAGTTGGATGCTGAGCTGGTGAAAGCTAAAGCTACCCTGGATGCTTATAATACAGCAGTTGATAAGAATAATGGCTTATCTAAAGATGGAAAAGTTATCACAAAGGATAATGTAGATAGCCAGAATACCTATGTTGCCAACTTGAAAAAAAAGATATTAGAAGAGGAGAAGGATTTAAAAATCATACGTGAAGTTGAGGAGCGTGTAGCCAAACTCAAAAAAGATCAGAAAGAAACTGTAAAAGGCAGTTCTGAGTATAATAACTACCAGAGCCGTATAGATTCACTTAGTAAATTACTTCCTTCTACTAAATCCACCAAAGAGAAGAAAGATTATTCGGATGAAATAAAGAGGGATGCCCAGGAAAAGATCCGTATTGAGAAAGATATGGCATTTGCCATTCGCCAGGCAAAAATCAATCTGGATAAGGATGGATTTTCTAAAACAATGGATCAAAACCAGCTTAACTATGAGCAGGAAATAGAACAGCTTAGAAGGCAACAGGAAGATAAGCTAAACAAGATCCAGGAATGGGAAAAAACAGTATGGGAATCCAAAGGTAAAAAAGGTAAGTTCACTCCTACCACTACTGAATTATCGGATGAGGATAAGAAGAAATTTAAAGAGCTGGAGGATCTTGCTGGTAAAAAGTTAGCGTTCAATAACCAGAATACAATAGAGGAGATGCTAAAACAGTATCAAACCTATGCGGATAAGCGTAAGGCTATCGAAGAAAAGTATAATAAGGATATTGATGCTATGAAGGCTGCTAATGAAAAGGCTAAAAAGGAGGGTAAGGATCCTGTCTTTTCAGAAGAGAATATAAGCCAGGCTGAAAAGGATAAGAAAGATTCACTTGAAACTTTGGATCAGGAAATAGCTTCTCGTGAAGCATCATTTGCCGTTTGGGTAGATCGGATCTCTTCAATGGGATTAAAGCAACTAAAATCAGCATTAGAAACAGCCAGGGCTTCACTTGATAAAGATGGTAGCAAGTTAAACGAAAAAGAAAAAGCCGTTCTCAGAGCTAAAATAAAAACTTTAGAGAAAAAAGTAGAAGTGGCTGAGGCGAAAGATGCCAGTACCTCTTCTGCTGAAAAATCAAAAAAGAAATGGGGTGATACTCTAAAGGTAATGAATGAGGTTCAGGACACAGTAGATGATATTACTTCCAGCTTCGACGGTTTGGATGATATTACTAAAACGGTGTTATCCTCTGCTACTAATATTGCTGGTGGTATTATTGCAATGATCTCAGGTATTCAGGCATTATCCGTAGCTGGAGCAGAAGCTATCAAGGGTGTAGAACGTGCCTCTGTTATTCTTGCAGTTGTTGGAGCTGCTATTTCTGTAATAACGACCTTATTCGGAATGACCTCTAAAGCCGAAAAGGAACACCAGGAGGCACTGAAAGAAGTTGCACAGAATAAGCTGGAAATGCAACGTAAGTATAATCTTTTGTTGATGGAGCAAAATCTTTTAATGAAAGAGGCTACTTCGATATTTGGTGAGGATCAGATCGCAAAAGCAGCCAGATCCATTGAGGTATATCGCCAGGCTATTGAGGATTATAAAGAAACCCTGAAAGGGGATAAACCTCAAATGACGAAATTTGAGAAGATGTTCGGTGATATTACTGGACGTTACCAAAAGCAAATGGATGAGTATAACAGGGGTGTAGGTGCTTTGAGTAATGTTACTGTTAAAACGGGTAGTTACACCACTGGAGCCTGGTTTTGGAAAAAGCAGCATGATATTTATACTTCTGTTCTGGACGTTTACCCAGATCTTATAGATGGCGAAAATAAGCTGAATAAAGAGAGGGCACAGGCGATCTTAGACACTCAGACAATGAGTGATGAGAATAAAGCCCTACTGCAAAACCTTATTGATCTACAGGAACAGGCAGAAGAAGCACAAGAAGCACTTAGGGATTATCTACAAAATACTTTCGGATCCCTGGGTGAGAGCATTATGGATTCTTTAGTGAATGCTATTGAAAATGATGGTGTAAATGCTTGGGAAAAATTCGGAGAAGCTGGATCCTCTGTTTTGGAAGATCTTGGAAAGCAAATAGCATATTCCCTGTTTTTCTCTGATAAATTTAAGAAGCTCCAGGCTGATCTGGAAAAAATCTATGGCTCAGGTAAGACTGAGGAGGAGATAGCGAAAGATGCCAGGGATTTAGTCGCTTCTTTCTATCAGGGTATCGGTACTGATATGAATAATGCTCAGCAGTGGATGGAACAATGGAAAGAAGAAGCCAATAAGCAGGGCTTTAACTTGTGGGAAACTACAAATCGTGAAGTTTCTGCAAAAGGTATTGAATCTGTAAACCAGGAAAGCGTGGATGAGCTAAATGGACGTACAACGGCAATACAAGGGCATACCTACCTAATAAGTGAAAGTATGAAACTGCTTGTAGCCAATGCTGGGAAAATGCTTGAACTTCTTACTGGTATAAGGGATAATACTGCTCATTTGGAAGATATAAAGCAGAGCAATAAGGAAATGCTGTTAGCTATTGATAACATGAATAATAAGGGTATGATCTTAAGGAAAAACTAAGGATATGAGAGAAGGTAAACTATACATAGATAATAAAGATGCCTTTGTTTATTATGGCGTTTTCATTCAAGAAACAGGCTATAATGGCGTTCTGGCATATCCACCGCTTAAAGCTCCAGAGATTTCTAATGATTGGGCTGAGTATGATGGTATCGAAGTAGATCTGTCTGATCCTAAACTCGACCTAAAAGAGATTGAGATAAAATTTGCTGCTATTGGGGATTATCGTACTGGAGATTTATTTGTTCTCCTCTCTGATGGTGCTTACCATACATTTGATTTTAGAGAGATCCAGTTTACTTGTAGATTGAGGCTGGTATCTGAGGTAAGTAATTTATTATATGTAGGAGCCAAAACATTCACATTGAAGTTTTCCGATGATTTTCCTATGTCTGGTTATACTTATCAAGCTCCTTCTTCTAATACTGTTCCCACACAAGGGTATGAGTTAGATGGTGTTGATTTCTCCATTTATGGTATTCGTGTTTTGGAAGGAAGCGAGGCTCAGGTATTGAAAGCTCCAGTAGTGAAAAAGAATATGCTTCGTAATCTGGTTACAGAGAATGGTGTTATTTACGATGGCAAGAATGTAACATACCAATCTAAAGAGGTAACTCTTAACTGCTGTTTGATCGCTAACAATCTTACTGAGTTTTGGAGAAATTACAGAGCTTTCCTACATGATCTAATAAAAGTGGTAGAAGTTGATGAGGGAGAAGGTATAAAGGTACAAACTGCTGAAAGATCTCTATTTGTAGATAGTCAATATGAGGAGTACCCATGCTATTATAAAAGCTCAAAAGTAAGCCTATTTTCTCCTACAGGAAAGATCTGGTGTGCCTTTACGCTTACTCTGGTATTTACTGTATTTAGGATTGGAGGGGATGAGTATTTGCTTGCTTCTGAGGATGGAGAATTGATAGTTACAGAAGATGGTGAGTTTTATATAGATCTAAAAAGTTATGGCAATTAGAAAAAAGAAAATCAGTGAATTAACGCTTTCGGATAGCTTAACAGGGCTGTACACTATTGGCGTAAAGTTGATAAATGGTGTGCAAACGAGCGTGAAAGTAAGCCTGGGAGTAATACAAACAGCTTATGATAATATGCTGAAAGTAACCCAGGACGCTATCACTGCAACTAAGAACGCTATTACGGCTACAGGCAATGCAAATACCGCTACCAGCAATGCTAATGCTGCTACGGGTAATGCAAACAAAGCTACTGCTGCTGCTAATGAAGCTACCAGGTTATCAGGTATTGCTACGGGTAATGCCAATGATGCCACAAACAAAGCTAATAAGGCTGCTGAAAATGCTGATAACGCACGTGTAGGATTGGATAAGATTAAACAAGATGCGATCACTGCTACCAGTAATGCCAGCACCGCTACAGGTAACGCAAATAAAGCTACAGAGAATGCAAATAAAGCTACTCAGAACGCAAATACTCAGGCTAATAGAGCAAAACAGCACGCTGATAATCCCCCAAAAATGGGAGAAAATGGAAACTGGTACAAGTGGAATGAAGCAAAACAAGCGTATGAGGACACTGGTATTCTCGCTAAAGGAGGCGTGCTTTATCCAACTTTCACCATTGATCCTAACACAATGGAGCTTGTGATGCACTACCAGGATGATGTAGCTGCTGATATGTTCGTTATTGATAAAGAAGGGTATTTAACTTTTAATCCAAAATAATATGGCAGAAGGAGATTTAAGATTAGGAAAAGTTGCTTTTGTGGATAAAGAAACATATTCAGCAACAACCACATATAACACGTTCGATTTTGTGGTTACAGAAGATAGCTGCTATCTCTGTATAAAAGATGGTTGTAAAGGGATCGCATTAACAGATACAACCTGGTGGAAATGTATCGCACGTGGTACTCAGGCTACAGCAGCAGCCAAAAACGCTAATGATGCTGCTAATTTGGCTAATCAAAAAGCTGGAGCAGCAGATTCAGCAGCAGGGAACGCTGTTTCAGCTACGAACAATGCCAATGCTAAAGCAAACGAAGCCGAAGTAAAAGCTGGTCTGGCTAATACAGCAGCCAATAACGCAAATGTGGCTACTGGTGATGCAAGAACTGTGATAGCCAGATTGGAAGATCTGGAAAACACCCTGGTTTTAAAGTATAAGCTGGTTCCTACTTCCATGCTCCTCACATATCCTAAAAAGGTAACGATGAGGAATACCCAGGCTTTTAAGATCCAGGTTGAGCTACTTCCTGTAAACACTGGTAGAAATGCGCTCTTCCTGGGTGATGATCGGGCTATTACAGTTTCGCCAGATGGATCTTTTACGATCAAGCAGGTAGGCATGAGCAAAGTTCATGTTATCCCAACCGAAAATACAGCATTATACCAAACGATCCAGATCAATGTAGAGGAGCCTGGAATGAGATTTACTTCTGGTAGAGGTATTCGGTTCTCTGGATCTGGTGGTATCAAATTAACTTAGTAAAAATGAATGTTGAACTATTAAATTTTTGTTATTATGGCACTTACAGCAGATGAAGAAGCTAAAGTAAAGCAGATAATTACTGCTTACAACAACGGGAAGAGATTGAATGAGCTTCCTGTAGCGGATGGCTCAAATCCATTCGATTTTATCACTGAGGTATTGGATAAGAGTGGAGAATCAAAACAGGCTGGTTTGGCAGCTATGCTTCCCTATGCAGAAGATCAGTGTAGTTATGGCGTGGAGCTGGACGTTACTGTTTCTTCTCCAGCACTTACCAGGACAGGGAATGTTACACTGCATAAAACATTACCGATCCAAAGTAAGATGAGAGGCTGTTTGTTATCGGATGCTGGTACTGTTATAGAGTACCTGAATCCTACCAACTGGAAAGCTCATACCCTGGACGGATCTAATGGTATGGTAATGGTTGAGATCCCAGCCCATTGGAGAAGATTCTACACCAACGGAAACAAAAGGGGTGTTCGGATTAGTGAGTACCCGTTACCAGGTTATTCCTTCGTGAACAAATGCTATATCTCAGCTTATGAAGCTACAATACAAAGAAGTACTGGCAAATTAGCTTCTGTTGTAAATACAGCAGCCGATTATAGAGGTGGTGGCAATCAAGCGGATTGGGATGCTTTACCAAAATCCCAATTAGGTAAGCCAGCTACTAATACAACACGTACAGGTTTCCGTAATGCTGCTCGCAAACGTGGATCCACTACGGAATGGAACTGTATGGATTACAACGCCTATATTACCCTGGCATGGCTCTATTACATTGAGTATGCAAACCTGAATAGCCAGGCTGCTTTCAATGCTCAAAAGGATGCTAATGGATATGCCCAGGGTGGGCTTGGAAATGGTGTTACAACCTGGGATAGTACAAGCTGGAATAATTTCAATGGCTATTATCCTGTTATCCCTTGTGGTACTACTGATGGATTAGGAAATGGATCTGGAGAGGTTGCTTATAACTTGCTTAATGCAGATGGCAGCACTCTGAAAACATTTACAGCTAACCGTTATCGTGGTATTGAGAATCCCTTCGGACACGTTTGGAAATGGACGGACGGGATGAATATGGAGGTTAAGACGGATGCCAATGGAGGTACAAGTAAGGTATATGTTGCTACAGATCCAGCTAATTACAATGATAGCAATTACAACGGTTATACATTCAGAGGTTTAGCAGCCCGTACTGAGGCTTATGCAAAGGAGATGATCTTTGGTGAGCATGGGGATCTTATCGCTTCTGTAGTTGGTGGTAGCTCTACTACCTACTGGTGTGATTACTACTATACCTATAAGAATGAGAATCGTATGCAGGGTGTCCTTTTCGGCGGTACTACGTATTATGGCGATCGTGCTGGCTTCGGTTATGCGAATACGCATTACGCCCCCTCGAATGCGGCTGCGAGTGTCGGCTCTCGGCTTTGTTTTATCCCTAAAGCGTGAAGCGGTCTGGCTTGACTGCAAAACATAAGTAATTAATAAACAAATGAATAAAATAGGTTGGTTGCTGGTGGGTGTCCTTTTCAGCGGTAATACGAATAATGGCGATCATGCAGGCTTCGGTTATGCGAATACGAATAACACCCCCTCGAATGCGAATGCGAATGTCAGCTCTCAGCTATGGTTTTCTCAATTTAACTCAATAAACGAGGCAACGACCTTGCCAATAGGCAGAAGATAACATAACTCAAAAAGGTGCTGGTAGGGAAACCGAAGGCTCTGAGTACGAAAAACAAAGAAAATGAAGAGAATTAGTAATTTATATGAGCAGATTATTTCCTTAGAAAATCTACGTTTGGCAGATGAAAAAGCCAGACGTGGCAAACTACGCTCCTATGGAGTGAAAAGGCACGATAGGAATAGAGAAGCTAACATACTGGCTCTTCACGAATCTTTAAAGAATAAGACTTTTGTAAATTCAAAGTATGAGGTATTCGTTATAAAAGATCCAAAAGAGAGATTGATTTACCGTTTACCATATTTTCCAGATCGGATTTTACACCATGCTATAATGAATATCATGGAACCTATTTGGGTATCTCTATTCACAGAAGATACTTACTCCTGTATTAAGAATCGTGGTATTCATAAGGCAGCAGCAAAAGTAAAGAAGGCTCTGAAAGAAGATCCTGAGCATACTACTTACTGCTTAAAAATGGACGTGGTGAAGTTTTATCCCAGTATAGAACACGATGTGCTTAAGATGATCCTTAGAAAGAAAATTAAGGATCAGGATCTACTTTGGTTACTTGATTTGATTATAGATAGTGCCGATGGCGTTCCCATTGGGAACTATCTTTCTCAATATTTCGCTAACATCGTTCTGGCTTATTTCGATCACTGGCTAAAGGAGGTGAAAGGAGTTAAGTATTATTTCAGGTATGCGGATGATATGGTGATTCTTGGTGATGATCCTAAGGAACTGCATAATCTCCGTATTGAAATAGAAGAGTATCTGAATAGTAATTTGAAGCTATCTCTCAGAAAGATGGATCCTGTGACTGGAAAGAAGAAATGGAAATTTCAAGTATTTAAAGTTGATGCTCATAGAGGTATTGATTTTGTTGGATATGTCTTTTTCCATACTCATACTCTTATACGAAAAGGTATTAAAAAGAATCTATGTAGGCAAGCTGCTAAACTCAACAAACGGAAAAATATTTCAGATCTGGAATATAAGCAAACTATTTGTAGTTGGTTTGGATGGGCTAAATACAGTAATTCAAAGCATTTATTAAAAACAATAATTAAAAAGCAAGTTTATGATACACTACGATTTTCAGCCTGAGAAATTACAGGCTAATGGCGATGGTTCTTATACCTATCGTTGGGATATTAAAGAGGTTCAAGTAGAGAGCCATTCTTCTACAAGTTCAGAAGCGGATCCTGAAACAGTTTCCTCTGTAGCTAAATGGGCGTGTGATGAAGTTGTAGTATGGGGTACTGTTACAAATGATAAGCTAAAAGAAGCTGTTATAAATCATTTGTGGGGATCTGATAAGGAGGCTAAGCTAATCAATGATTACAATGCTGTACAACTTGGCATTTTAAGCAGTGATTTTGCAGATCCTTATGTGGAGTATCTAAGTAAGAGAAAGGAGATGAAAGATCAGATAGATGCTGATTGTGTAGAACTTCAAATTTTGTTGTAATATGAATAAGTTTAGTGAGCTTGGTGTAACGGTTCAGGATGAACGCAAAATGTTTAATTGCCAACAGGTTTCAATATCGGACGTATTGAATTGTGAGATCATAGTGGAGGATTATATACCTGATATGAAAACTTCTCATGGAGAAGGTAGATACCTTGTGAAATTCAAAAATGCAGATGGTACGGAAGGTAAGTTTTTCACTAATGCTACTTCATTGAAGCAAACGCTTGATAAAGTGCCGAAAGAATCTTTTCCTTTTAGCACCACTATTAAGGGTATGAAGTGTGGAAACGGTAAACTTTATCAATTTACTTAGTAAACATGAAAATCTACTTTAACAATAAAGAGATAGATATTCTGGTAGATACCAGTAGCTATAGGTATTTTGGGATTCAAAACGCTCATTCCCTTAATTTGTATTTCTCCAGTGAGGAGTATATAGATATACCTGTAGGAGCCTACTGTATCTACCAGGGTTATACTTTCTATCTTATGGATCCAAACGACTTTAAAAAGAACAACAGTAGGGAATATGCTTATACTCTGGTAATGTATGATGTTGGATCAACATTAGGAACGTATAAATATAGGGATATTGTTTCTAAACGCCTAAAGTTCGATTACACTGCAAAGCCTAAAGAACATCTCCAGATGCTTGTAGATAACATGAATATGCGTGATAAAGGCTGGAAGGTTGGAGAATGTATAGAGGCTGATGAGAAACTTATAGCCTATAATCATACTTTTTGTGATGAGGCATTGCGGTCTATTGCCGATACATTTAAAACGGAGTGGGAAATAGATGGAAAAACCAAAACTATCCATTTAAGAAAAGTAGAATATAATAAAGATGCTCCTTTGCCTCTGGAATATGGGAAGGATAAAGGATTTAAACCTGGATTGGGCAGATCTAATAGTGAAAATAGCCGTCCTGTTTCCATTCTGTATGTACAAGGTGGTAGCCAGAACATAGATCCGACAAAGTATAAATCAAGCGAATTACTTTTGCCTAAAAGTCAAAGCCTTGTATATGAAGGTCGTACCTATGTAACGGATGCCAATGGATTGTATATTAGGAGGTCTGATAAAACACTCTCCACTGTTCAGGAAGATAGTTTAGATTGTTCAAACATCTATCCTAAACGTGTAGGCAAGGTTTCTGATGTTATAGTTTCCGATGCTGATAAAAATTTCTATGATTTTATAGACAATTCGATACCTGATGATCTTAACTTTGAAGATTATCTGATAGCTGGTGAAACAATGACGGTTGTTTTCCAGTCTGGAATGTTGGCAGGGAAAGAATTTGAGGTTAAATACGTCCATAAGGAGCGTAAATTTCTAATCACACCTCAGGAAATAGATGGGCAGATTATGCCTAATGAGATCTATAAACCTATCCTGGAAAACAAGTATGCGGTATTCGGGATCCAGTTGCCAGATGCTTATATATGTAACAATTCCACAAAAGAAGGTGCAAGCTGGGATATGTTTAGGGAATCTGCTCGGTATTTATACGAGAATGAGGATCCTAAATTTACATTTAAAGGAGAGCTGGATGGGATCTGGTCGAAAAAACGTTGGCTTTCCATAGGTGGAAAAATTAAGTTAGGTGGTTATATTCTTTTCAAGGATCCTCAGTTTATCCCAGATGGTATAAAGATCAGGATCACGAGCATAAAGGAATATGTTCATAGACCTTATAGCCCTATTATTGAATTATCAAATGTAACAGTAGGAACCTCTGTTTCCAGTGAGCTAAATAAGATCGAGGAAAACGAGGTTATTACAGATAAAAATTTCAAAGAATCTATTCAGTTTACAAAGAGAAGGTTTAGGGATGCTAAAGAAACTATAGCTATGCTCAATGAGGCTTTGCTACATTTCTCTGGATCCATTAGCCCTATATCGGTGCAAACTATGAGCTTACTGGTTGGTGATGAGAGTTTACAATTTCGCTTTGTAAATAATAAAACTAATCCTGTTCAGGTGGAACACTTGGTTACTTATGACAATGCAAAGAAAATACTCACAGCTCCAGGAGGAATATTACAACACATGACACTTGATATAGATTCTGTTTCTTCTACCCATAAGGTAAGTGAGTATAAGTTTTGGGATATGGAAACATATATCTCTCCAGTGCTTACTGAAACAGTTGGTTATTACCTGTATGCCAAAGTTAGTAAATCGAACTCAAACGGAATTTTTATACTTAGTAAAAATGCAATTAAATTAGAAGGAGTATCTGGTTACTATCATCTTTTGGTAGGTGTATTGAATAGCGAATTTGAGGAAGAGAGATCTTTTGTAGAGCTGTATGGTTTTACAGAGATCCTTCCTGGTCGTATCACAACGGATCGTGTTGTTTCCAGTGATGGGCAAAACTTCTTGGATTTTGTAAATAATGCTTTTCGTGTAGGCAATGATGCAAATTTTCTGGATTTTAATACTAAGGGTGATGGAAAGTTACGTTTGAAGGGATCTATAGTACAGAGTGAAAGCGGAGATGAAAGCCCTATCGGTTGCTTTAGAGGTACGTATAATAGTTCATACACCTATTACTGGGGTGATGAGGTTACATACACTACTGCAAATGGTATATCTACATATCGTTATGTGAACAAAACTCCCAGTAAAGGTAATGCTCCTACAAACTCAGCATACTGGATCATTGTTGCAGAAGGAGTAAAAGGAAATAATGGCGATTGGAATAAGCTCATTTATAGATATAGCCTGGATAAGCCAGGTGTTCCTACTGGGAATACTCCGATAGGCTGGAGTAATACACCAGACAAAGAAAGGATATTATTTTTGAATGAAACTAAATTTTATAATATAGATGGATATTATGTATCTCCAGCTATTAACCATAATTCTATAGTCAAAAATAAAGTATCATTCACAACTAAAAAAGAAAATCAGATAGTAGCTGTGGAGCTGGTTGTTTCTTCTGAAAAGAATTATGATTTCGCATTATTAGGATTACTTGATAATGAGAATTTAACTATAAATTCCAATTATACAGGAAGGATAAGCGGTGTTACATCTCAACTATTTTATATTATAGTACAAGATCCAGGATATCACTTCTTCTATGTTGCTTATGCCAAAGATTCTTCAAATTCAAGCAATGAGGACTATGGGAAATATCGTATTGTTAATATTGAAAACTGTTGGATCAGTACTGGAAATGTTGATGGCGTAACTGGAAATGTTGGTTCATGGAGTGATCCTCTCCCATTTTTTATGGATAATAACGATACTGAAAGAATTTATTTTTTATCAGAAGATGATTCAGTACCGCCTACTCCTAAAAGCGATCCGTATGTAGATGATTTCGTTCCTCTGGTTAGCTATATAGATTATAACCCAAATAACTACTATTCCTCTGGTAGTATCGTTCGGTATAGCGACAAATTTTATAAGTGCATAATGATAAATAGTAACATTAATATTCATGTTCCGACTGATACAACCTACTGGAAACGGATAGGAACATGGACTGATAATCCTACTGGTGTTTCATACGAGTACCCTAATGAGTTTGAAGCAGTACGTCATAAAGCTGATGGTAGGTGGGGTGATTTCTCTACTCCTGTGTTATGGATGAAATACTCTACAAACGGAGATTATTATGAGTATCGTTATGCAGTAAACGGATCACGGACTACACCACCATCATTATCTACAACCAGTAGAGTACCTTCGGGATGGGCTACAGCTATGCCAAAAGTGGAATCTTTAAAGTACTTGTGGTGTACGGTTGCTAAAATTAATGGTGAAAACAATGCGTTGTTACAGAATTGGAGTACTCCAGCACGTCAAACTCCCTATGATGGTGTGGATGGAAAGATAGGTGCTACTATGGTGTATCGTGGGGTATATAATAGCTCAAAGGTATATTATGGCACAGATAAACGTGTAGATGCTGTTAAGTATAATGCGCACTACTATGTTTCCAGGGTAGATGCTGGCAATGGTTTTCAGGATCATATTCCAACCGATACTAATTACTGGAATGATTTTGGAGCTGAATTTGAAAGCATAGCTACCAACTTATTACTGGCTGAGGGTGCTAATATAGGCGATTGGTTTATGAGTGGTGGAAGGATTGTTTCTACTTTGTTAGATGGGAATAAGATTACTTTAGATGCTTCTATGTCAAGGATTTTAATTGAATCCAGCCGATCAGGTGGTGATTATAGCGAATCTAATAATCAAGGTGCTGCTATAAAACTGGATGCTTCTAATGGGCTTATTGAAGCCAGGAGTAAATCAAATAATCGTGTAGCCTATATGTCCCCTACAGGAATATTTTGTAATAATGCAGAAACTCAGGCTGTATCTGCTGTATTGGGAGTAACACATAAGGCTGCAATAGTAGGATTAGGTTTTGGAAGTGTGAATAAAAGTCAGTGGGATAATGAGAACTTTTTAGCTGGTGTGTATGGTAGAGCTTCTAATAGTGGAACAGCACCAGCATACGGAGGATTCTTTCAAAATTTAATGGCTGCTGGTTTGCTTCTACATACGAAATTTGTAGAGGAAGTATCTTCTGCTACATATTTATATGAAACAGATAGCCTCGTTATAGGGATTTCTCGTAATGGGCAAACTGTTTATTTACCATCAGACGGTGTAATAGGTAGAATTATTTTCTTTAAACAATGGTGGTCTGGTTATATGAGAGTTTATCCCAGAAGTGGGCAACACATATACGATGATACCTCCGAAAATAGTTACTACGATTTTGGAGAGGGACAAATGGGAGTTTTCATTTTTGCAATAACTTACATTGGTGGTGTTAGAACGGAAGCATGGTTAGTAAGTAGGTTTAAATATTAA